CAATTAAACGCTTTAATTCCAAAACTTGTCTATCAAAAACTTTTTCGTTTTCGTTTTTACCAAGAATATAAATATTAACTAAATTACAACGCCAAGCATCATCTCTTGGAAATACTTTCAAAACAGTACATACTGTCTGACAGCCTAAACGCGCTACGTCCACTGATAATAAGTAGAAAGATTCAATGCCTTCTCTAACAATTTCGTGCGTTTCAGGGTTTACTAAATGTCTGTGAGCTAAAAATTTCTCATAATCAAACCAAGCTTCACTTGAGCTTCCTACAAAACGACTCATATACTCTTTGGCGAAAGAAGATTCACTAAAAGTTTGAGAGGTCTTAATTTCATTTAAGAAGTCTTTAGGTAATAATCCGCATTGCATTGGCACTCGATAATCACAGCCAAAAATCGCTGCTTTTGACGGGTTTATAATTGCTGTTTCTAACATTTCAATTGTTTTATCGTAACAATATGTATTTTTATCGCTGGCAGAAGAAATCCATATTTGAACCTGATGTGGTTCTTTTGGGTTTTCAACTCCATTTTTCATTTTTCTCGTAACATTTAAAAGAGGAAGCACAATTTCATTTAAATCGTCTGCATCGTGATCGCGATACTCATCAAGGATTCCTGCGTTTCTGCGGCCGCCACGCGTAGAATTTAATGGTGAAACAACGTCAAATATGGAGCCGTTTCTAAAAGTAAGTTTAGCATAATCTCCGCCAAAATTGCCTTCTCCAACAATTTCTCTTTTTAGCAACGGGAATAATTCCCATAATTCAAAAATTTTCTCTTTAGCTATTTTTGCTGATTGCGCTTTACCAGGGGCGCAAATAAAAAGTTTAATTCCTGGTCTAAACATACACATTAAATACATGGCAAAAATAGAAATAAATGATTTTGAAAAAGCACGAGGAGCAATTACTACTAATCGTCCATATCTCATACATAATCTTAAAAAATATCTTTGATAGAAAAAGAGTTTAAAGTGAGAAGTACTTGGAGTAATTAAATCAATAAATAAATCTGGATAAACACTCCAGAAATTACAGATCTTCTCATAAAGTCCTCTGTTCCTATCAATTCTCCTTTCGGTAATAATTGCACCCTTCTCTAATTCAATTCCATTCTTATAAAATTTTTGGGCGGCATTCTTCACAACCATATGTGTAACACTCAAGATTTGATTTGGTAACATAACATTAATCTCTTGCATAATATCACCTTAAATATCAATCTTGAAATCTTCTTTAATATCTTGAGTTTCACTACCAAGATAATCTCTAAATCCAGCTTCATCAAAATCTTCGCCTTCAAGTTCGGCGGCAACTTTTAAATTATTGATACGCTGTTCAATCTCTTCTGCAATACCTGTTTCATTAACATAAAGATAACGAACCCAGTTTTTAATGTTCTTCTCAGTATTATCAACTTCATCTCTGACTGCGCCATCATAATATTTATTCTGCCAACCAGTCTTTTCTAAGTAGGCGTAAACCTCACCAAAACTATCAAACTCATTAGCATCTTTAACGTTCTTTGGAGTTAAATTAGAAAGTTTAGCAAGTTCGTCATAGGCTTTTAAATCCTTAGTAAAGTCAACTCCCCCTCTAATCTTCTCCTCAATAATAAGAGAAATTTTACAAAGTTTTAATGCTTGGTCTTCATTGAGCGCACCAACTACATTTTGAGAATTAAGTAATCCCAAGTGCAGGTTTTCCAGATATTCAAGCTGTTCCTCGTCATATCCCATACCCCACTTGCGGCGCCAATCTCTTAATTGCTTTTCTCTTAATTCCGGTATAGCATCTTCAACACGTCCTTCCTCGAGAAGCTGTAAATAAACATTGTTATACATCATCCAATCTAAAGTCTTATATTGTTCTGTTCTAAAGATTGCAATATAAACACCAAGCGTATCCTTTCCATTTGCTTGATATAACTTTTCCCATTCACCCGGCACAAATGGTACGTCTGCCCATTGGCAAATCTTATCAATAGTATTCCAACGCTCTTCTTCTGGGGCGGCAGAAATCATCTTTGCGAGGCATTCTCGGCAAATTGGTAAACTTCCAGAATGAAGAGGGGAATTTACAGCAATAAAATGTGCTGTAGTTTTTTCATTTTTGCACTTTATGCAAATTTTTGAAGCCATAAAGTCTCACCTCCGTAAGATAAAAGTAAAGATAGCGGCCGCCACATCAAAATTTTTAAGCATGGCGGCATAATCTTTATTCCATTCCTTTATTTCTTGAGGCGGCATCATTAATCTTACCTTGAGCTTTCAATTCATCATATTCTAAATTATTCTCACTAACCTGTTTAGCAAGTTTCAATAAATTTTTCCTATCCTTTCTCGGCATTTCCAAGAACTTCACCACAACTTCCGTAACAAAATCCTCAAAATCCTCCGTTTCTTCTGCTCCGACAATTCTTGCAAATCCAAGTAAATCCGAGAGCTGAAAATTCTTTATATATTCAATTAATTTCTTTTCCACTATTTTCCTGACCTCCGCTTTCTTTTTTCTTTATCACACATTTTACAACAATTAGTCAACCCATCCGCAGACTTTGCTTTTCTGACAAAATTTCTTGGATCTCTCAATAACTCTTCTCCACAAGTATTACATCTCTTCCAAGCCTTATCAAAATCTTTACTCAACCATTCATCATAATTAAGCTCGGCGGCATCTGCAATTTGTTGACAAATCTTATTCCAAATTGTACTAATATAGTTCTCTTGATGATATATTCCCAATTCTTCTTGTAAATGATGAGCAATGTCCCTGTTGAGTAATCTTAATTTCTTATCTCTAACAATAAGCATTTGCTGTTCATTCAAATTGGCTTTCTCTATATAAAAATCAAGAGTCCAAAGTAAATTCCAAAGCGGCGAATCCGGAATTTCCTGAATTGTTACTTTAATATCCCAGTAGTTCAATACTAACTGATAAATATGATCCTTATCTAAGAAGCTGAAATAAGGCTTCTCATTATTTTTTCTCCACTTAATTTCTTCTTCAATATTCGTGGCCGCGGCGCTAAGAATCTTGTCCGTTCTGGGTACCCTAAACTCATTATCCCTTTCTTCTCTCATTGTACCCCGGGGGTATACTGGATAGTTCATTTGTAAATCTTGTATACAATCAAAATATTGTGCTTTATTTTGTGGCGGCGGTAGTGTCGGAAAAGCAGAATCCATTAAATAATATTGCTGCTTTCTCATATCAATTAAATGATGCTTTAAATAATAAATTTGTTTTTGTGTTAAAATTTTTGAATTTTCGCTTCGTTCTTTCTTACCCGTATTCTCATCCAATAAGTCTTGTGTAATTTGAATCTGCTCCCATAACTCCTTCATACCGGGTATGTCTTTAACTTTTTCTCTATCAATTGTAGGTTTAACTTTCTTATAAATAGTTGGCTTTGGTCTTAATAAATTCTCATTAAATGTGGGAGATTCCAAAAGAGCATCTAAAGAAATTGGTTCCTTTTTTGAATAGGATTGAAATTTAGTTTGAATTTGAACTTCTTTTCTATCAACACAAGAAGTTCCATCAATTTCGGGATTATTACTGCGATCTTTACCATAGAGTATATAATTCCCACAAAGTTCAATTTCTTTTGGAGTCAATTTACTTAAATCTTTTGATGCTATAAAATTACGTCTCTCATCGGAGGTTACTAGGTCGAAATCAAGGTTAAAATCCATAATCTCACCTCCATTAATAATATTATACAATAAATTCGGCAAAAAGTCAAAAAAAGGAGTATAGGGAGTCAAATGGATGAGTTTTATAATAAGTAAAAATTAACTTTAAAGATTTATTAGGCTAAAATTTTTGACCTCTGAAGATTTGTTGCCTGCACCCCCACTTTAGCGCATTAAAGTGGAAAAGCTATTTTTTTCTACCCCCGGTATGCCTAAGCTTTAGTCAGCTAAAGTGCTCCGCTTTAGTCAACTAAAATCCAGACAGCTCCCACCTAGGAACCTATTTATGAACAATTTGTTAATAAATGTCAGCTTCTATTTTATTAATAAAATTCTCAGCTCCAAAATAGTAGTGAAATTATGAACATTCTGTTAATAAATTAAATGATATAATTAAATGTAAGAAAAAGTTCAGCTCCAGTTCGGGAGCGAAATTATGAACATTCTGTTAATAAGTTAAATAAATAAAATAAAGCGACTGTTTCCAGTCGCTTTTTATTATGCTACTTTCTTTACAATTGTTGCAGCGGATGTTCCGTTATTCTTTCCAGTCTCAGAAAAGGAAATCAGGGAAGATTTTACTTGTACATTCTTACCATTGAAAACACCATCAATTTTAGACTGACTTGCAAGAACTTCTGTTTCAGTATATCCGAAAAGAAGCATTTCAATACAATGTCCACGGTTAATCTTTTCGCTTGCAGAATTCATCTTTTCTACTGTTGCGGTGTCGAATGTTGCTACTGTTTCGTACTTTTTAAGAAGTTCTTTTACTTGCTTTGTTGCTTTGAACTTCAACTGTATATTCCCGTTCTTTCTTGCTACTGTGAACATATTTACAAGAGAAAGAATTTCAGCAATTGCAACCTCTACAACGGAAACTGTTTCGTTAGTGTACTGTACTGCGAACAAATAAGAGTCAACACCATTTGCCTTTTCTGTTGCGATTTCTCTTTCAAGGTTTTCGAGGATTGTCATATCTATCATTTCCTTTCGGTTTTCTTTCGGTTTCCTTAATTATATTATAGCACATTAGAACGAAAATGTCAAGAAAAATTTTGTATTTTTCTTTCGTCAAATTGCACAAAGTTTTGGAGTTAAAAAATGGCGATTTATGTATAATATAACAACGAATAAAACGGGCAATTATTTTAATGTATTAAAGTACTAAAGTGCGGCCAGGCGTACTTTAGTATATTAAAGGGTTAAAGTCACATGGATGTGTATGCTTTAATGGTTTAAAGCGATAAAGTATTATAAAGAAGAATAATTATTTAATAATAAAAAGAATAAAGAACATATGTTTTCTTAAGTATACAATAGAACATATGTTCAATAATAAAGATACATAATAGAAGAACATATGTTCAATAGTAAAGAACATATGTTCAATAGTAAAGAACATATGTTCAATAGATAAGTAAAAGAACATATGTTTATATAATGTTATATAATATAATAGATATATAATATACTTATCTAATATTTAGTATAATAAAATAAATAAATAATAGAACATATGTTCTATAATAAGGGATAATAATAGGGTAGCATATGCTACCCCTTATTATTATTCTTCTTCTTCCATTTCCAGACAGTATACAGCCATTGCTCGCAGATATGCTTCCCGCAATGCTCTGTATGCTTCTCTCTTCTGAATCAAAGAAGAACCAGTTTCCATGGTACGATAATATACATCGTATGCTGCTGCCACCTTAATTGTTTCCTCATGCTCAAAACCGAGAGTTCTTACTGTTTTGTCCATCATTTTCTTTGCCTTTTCCATCATATAAAACACAACCTTTCATTATTTAAGGGTTATTCCCTTTCCTTTACTATACTAATTATACCACACTTCCACAGATTTGTCAAGCGTTTTTTGAGGAAGAAATAAAATTTTTTTTATTTAACTAATTCATAAAATAGACATAAATCTGGCGCCGCGCCCGCCCACTTTAGCGATTTAAAGTGGTAAATTATGAATTAGTTAAATAAAAAAAATTTTATTTTTTTGAAAAAAACACTTGACAAAATCACTAAAATATGGTATACTGTATATAGTAAAACTTCTTCAATAAAAGAAAGGATCTGAATAAAATGACTGCTTATGAAAAGATGGTAAAAAATTTCACAGAAACAGGAGTGCTTTTTTCCGAACTTGAACAGGAAATTCCTTGTGGCTATCGTAAAAAGGAAATGAGAAAAGTGCTTGTAGTTAATCAAGGCTCCATGATGTGCGCAGATACGGTTTCTTTTGAATTCTCAATGGATGGCGATTTTATCGGAGTAATAGTGGATTAAAAATCCACTATTATTTTTATAAAAAAACTTTAATGCTTTAAAACGTTAAAGTGCAGCTCCCGTGATGCTTTAGTGATTTAAAGCATTAAAGTCCATGGCGGCCCAATGCTTTAATGCTTTAAAGCGTTGTAATTTTAAACAAATTATGAATTAGTTAAATAAAAAAAATTTTATTTTTGGAGGAAAAAGGGGTTGACAAAATCTTCAAGGTGTGGTATAATTAGTATAGTAAAGGAAAGGGAAACAATCCCAAATGAAAAGAAAGAGGTTGATTATTATGTTTGAAATGTTTGATAAGGTTTTTGCACAGGTTATGGTTGAACTCGGTCGTAAGGGTTGGTGGGAGTTGGCAGATTCTTCCGCTTATGAGGAAGTTTACATTCCTCGTCTTGCAGAGACTATGGGAATTTCTGTGGCAGAACTGGTAGCAATGCCGGAATTCCAGTTATATGACAGAGAGATGGTGGAAGAGTTATAAGACTCTTCTACTCATGGTTTTAACAATTCGCCCGAAAGGGCGATTTTGTTATTTTTTTCTGTTTTTAATACTTTAAACCGCTAAAGCAACGGGCCGCGGTATGCTTTAACGCTTTAAATCATTAAAGCACTTGGCGGTACGACGCTTTAGCGGTTTAAAGTATTAAAATGTGAATAAATTATAAATAAAATAAAAAAGAACAGCTCCCCGATTAGGAGAGCAATTCAAGAATTGTTAAAATTGTGAAATAGAAATTCATTGCAAGAAATGTTGAATTGATAATAGTGCCTTGCCAACTTTTATTTTTGATTGCGTCAATCAGTCCGACAATAGAAGTATAAACGAAAAGTATAGAGCCGAACGGATTTTCTGTTACCGTGAAAATCGCAGCGAGAACAAGGAAAAAGCAATTCAGATTTTGGATTAGATTATAAATTTTAGTTTTCATTCTTCTACCTCATATTCATCTACATAAAAATTCACATTAGACCAAATATTATTATTGTTACATTCATTTGCATATTCATTCGCCTTTTCTTCATTGAGAAAAATTTTCTCAACACGAACTTCATCAGCGGAATATGGAATACAGGTACTTTCAAAAACGATATAAACTTTCATAATCAACGACCGCCTTTCTTAATTTCTATACTAATTATACCATATTATCGCCGCCCCGTCAATTGACATAATGCACAAACTTTTTGGGCGGCGGATAGTAAATCTTTGTGAAGTTTAACTATTGACTTTTAAGGTGAGATGTGATATAATTAGTATAGAAAATAAAAAGGAGGTCGAAAGACTATGAAAAGATATGTTATTGTAACAAGGTATAACGGCTATTGCGGTTGTGATTCAACAGAATACTACATTTTCCCCGAAGGGATGGCAGACGGCGAAATCGATGAATACATTGAAGAAGGCATGTATGACTATGCAGAAGATTATGAATATGTCGCTCGTGGCGGATGGGACGAAGATTGGGAAAGCGAAGACGATAGAGAGGAATACTATAATAATTGTGGCTTTGATTGGCGGGAAGCAGACGACGAAGAAAGAGAAGAATATAAAAAAGAATGGTTTGCAATATAGCAATTTCGCCCTTTGGGGCGATTTTGTTCAAAATATTTGCTTTATCGCTTTAAAGCATTAAAGCATCGGGCCGCCCGCTTTAGTACGATAAAGTACTAAAGCGACGAACTTTATGAACAAATTGTGAATTAGTTAAATAATAAAAATATATCCAAATCTCAAAAAAAGTACTTGACAAATTCCCTAAAATATGATATACTATATATACAGTCAAAGAACGACTGAATGAATTTTGAAAGGATTTGATACCATGAAAAGAAAATTGAGTGTAAAGAACTGTTTTGTTGCTCTGCTCTATGTTGCAAGTGTAATGCTCGGTCTGTGGCTTTTTGCAAGTTGGGTTGATGTAAATGCACACAATGACTATTTTGCAAGTGACTATCAAGATTTTGCAGACTGGAATTTCTTTATTCACTATGTAGACTTTCTCGAAAGTGAGGTTGAATAATGCGAAAGAATATAACTGAAAGAGTTTTCCGCTGTCCCGATTGTGGGACGGCGGTAACCGCTTATAAGAAATCCAGTAGAAGAACAGCAAAAGGACATACAAAACATATGTATTGTTGGAAATGCAAGGATACAAAAGGTTTTATTCAGTTGTCAAGATATGGACTTTGTGAATAGTTTGTAAACATTTCAAAAAGTACTTGACAAACACGAAGAAATATGATATAATAAGAATGTAATCAGAGAGGCGAACTCAACAAACGCAGAAAGAGGTATTACTATGACAATGGTTGTAAAGAAAATGAACACTGAAAAGACTTCTGTCACCAATATGATGCATACAATTCTTAATCTCACAACACGAGGCGACTGCATTACTTGCAATTCTGTTGAACAGTATCTTACTAAAGAAGCACATTATTACACTTATACAGCCGAAATTTCCACCATTTTGAAAATTCTTACTGAAATGGGATATTTCACAATGGAATATGGCAAAACAGAACATGGCCCCGATACTGTGAAAAAGATTTACACCAGAACCGATAAATCGAATGACATTTTTTAACGATTTCGCCCTTCGGGGCGATTTTGTTAAAATTTACACTTTAGCACTTTAAACCACTAAAGTGGGCCGTGGTGATACTTTAGTACTTTAAACCACTAAAGTATCAGGCCGCGGCCCACTTTAGCGAGTTAAAACAATAAAATGTGAACACAATATGAATTAGTTAAATAATAAAAATATTAGAAAAGGGGTTGACAAACTCATAGAAATGTGATATAATATAATTAAGGAAAGGGAAAGAGCCGAGAATAACGGCACCGAGTAGAAAATAACGAGGTTAGGTATTAAATAATAATAGACCAGAAATAGCGTGAAATATCTATTTTCGCTCCTGCTCCTTAAATCAATAAACAAATTCACAAAATGTTTACTTGACAAAATCACAGAAATGTGATATAATAAAAGTACAATAAGGAAATGGAGAGGAGAATAAGAATGAAGTCCAATGTACATTTTTAAAATAATTAAAAATTTTAACAGAACAAATGTTCGCTTCAGCACTTTAAAGCATTAAAGTCTCAGGCCGCCCGCCGCTTTAGTACATTAAAGCATTAAAATAAAATTTGGCGGCGGATTTGTGAACAAATTATGAATTGATTAAAAGAAAAAAATTTCAAGAAATTCCCAAAAAGGGGTTGACAAAATTCTGAAAATATGGTATACTATATATACAGTCAAAGAACTGATAAAACCGAAAGGATATGATTTAAGAATGAAGAAAATACTTTACTGCACACTGGATACCGAAACAGTAGGCGGTGCAGTTAATCCAACAGGTATGTATGACTTAGGTTGTATCATCCACGACAGGGAGGGCAATGTTTATGCAACTACCTCTTTGCTTGTAATGGAACACTACGAGGAAATCAATAAAGACGACTATGCAAAGAGAAATTTTCATCTTTACGAAAAGAGACTTTCAAGCGGTATGCTTTCCGCAGTAGCGACCGAAAGTGACGCTTTCAACATCGTCCGCAATCTTTGCCGTTTCTATGGCGTCAAGTATGTAATGGCGTACAATACAGGTTTCGATCTTGTAAAGACAATTTGTAAGCATCTTATTCCCGAATTTGAATTCATTGACATTTATCTTGTTGCATTGCAGACTATTTGTCATTTGAAGGGATATGCAGACTTTTGCAGAGCAAATAACTTCCGTTCTTCTACAGGAAAGAGTTGTGCAACATCGGCAGAAAGTGTATATGCATATATCACGAAGAATCCCGACTATGTAGAGGAGCACACAGCACTTTCAGACGCTTTTATTGAAAAGGAAATTTTTGTTCGGTGTATGAGAATGCACAAGAAATTTTCAAAGAATATTCACCAATGGAACGCAAAGGGGGAAAGTTATAACAAATGCTTTCCGAAGTGGGCGGTATGATACCGCCCTAAAATTTCAAAAAGTTTTCAAAAAGGTATTGACAAAATCAAAAAAGTGTGGTATAATTATTATAGAAATTAAGAAAGGCGGTCGAGAGACTATGACACTGAAAAGAAGTAAGGAACTTGAAAATGTTGTTGCAAAAATGTATATCAATGCACTGGATGCAATCACAGAGGAAGATGCAAATACAATAACGAATGAGGAATACAATTTTATTTTGGCAAGATTGCTTCAAAAGATTTCTACCGATCTTACTCGTTTTCTTGCTGATGATGCGGAATAACAACTTGCCCCGAAAGGGGCATTTTGATTTTTTACTTAATTTCATCGCTTTAAACCACTAAAGCGGGCCGCCCGCCGCTTTAGCGCAGTAAAGCAAGAAAGTATGGAGAAAATATGAATAAGTTAAATGAAAAATTTTTTAGAAAGTACTTGACAAATTAGAAAAAGTGTGGTATACTATATATAGTAAAGAATGAAAGGACTTGATTCAATGACCACTAAAATCTATTTTGACCTTGATGGCACTGTTTACGACCTTTACAGCATCGAGAATTGGGAACCGAAACTCCGTGCAGAAAATGCAGAAGTTTTCAAAGAAGGCAATTTCATTGGCGACTACACAAGATTCATCACGGCTTGTACAGAACTTGTAAAAAAGGGTGTTCAATTCGGCGTTATCACTTGGTTACCGATGCAAGCAACCGAAGAATATGAAAGGGAATGTGCAGAGGTTAAAAGGGAATGGGTTAAAAAGTTTATGCCGTTTGTAACTGAATTCACGGCGCAGACTTACGGAATCCCGAAACAGAACGCAATTGTTAAAAGAGCAAAAAGAATGTACTTGCTCGATGATAATGCAGAAGTCTGCGAAATGTGGAGAACCGAAAAAATGAGAATTGCAGTAAATGTAAATTGTGGAGAACTTACAACGATTGAAGCACTGGAAAAGATTCTCAACGAAATTTAAGGGCGGTACACACCGCCCCGAAAGGGGTTTACAGTATGTATAATTTTTATATGGTGAAGATGTTCGGTATTTTCAAGTATAACGGTAATTTATATGTAAGAACAGGAACGGACACCGCAAGAAATATTTTCACAAAAAATGTTTCTGCTTTTCGTAGTGATACAAAAGTAACAATTTTTTAACAATTACCGCCCTTATGGCGGTTTTGTTAATTGATTTAATTTTACCACTTTAAAGCATTAAAGCGGGCCGCCCGCGGCGCTTTAGTGATTTAATGTACTAAAGCATCGGGCCGCCCGCCATGAATAAATTATGAATTGGTTAAATGAAAAAATTTTCAAAAAGGGGTTGACAAAATTAAAAAAGTATGATATAATAATTATAGTAAAGGACAGCCGAAGTCATTAAAACGGAGAAAGAGAGTGATTCTTATGGATATTATTATTATTTATTTACTTATTTGTCTTGCCATTTGGCTTATCTCCATTTCTATTCTTAATCTCAAAATTTTTGTCTGCTGTATGGTTGAACAAGGTGGATTCATTGGAATTATCAGTGCTCTACTCACTATTTGTGTTACCGATTTTATTTATATTTTTATTTGTTTAATTCCAGGTTTGAATCTCTTTATGCCTTGGATTTCGCTTTGTACGAAAATTAAAGCTAAATAAATAATTTGCCCTTTGGGGCATTTTATTTTCTTTTTTTAATTTATGACTTTAAAGCATTAAAGCGTCGGGCCGCGGCCCACTTTAGCAGTTTAAAGCGCAAAAGTGCAAATTGCATAAAAATCTTCTCAAAATGTTGAAAAGTTTGTGCTTGACAAAATCTTCAAAGTGTGGTATAATAATAAAGGTGAGAGGGACGGAGCGAACAGCTCCCGACCTCTTGCCCCTCCTAAATTTTTGAAAAATCTTTTAACGAATTCACAAAAAATTCAAAAAGAAATTTTCAAAAAGGGGTTGACAAAATCCTTAAAGTATGATATAATATATATGTAAGGTAAAGGAAATGTGTTTGTAGCTCAGATGGTAGAGCAGTAGACTTTTAATCTATTGGTCGTGGGTTCGATCCCCATCAGACACACCAACCACATTGATTAAATCAGTAAACAAATTCACAAAATGTTTACTTGACAAAATCTTCAAAGTGTGGTATAATAATAAAGGTGAGAGACAAAGGAACTCCACCAAAACACCAAATGTCAGCCGTAGACGTTAAAACGGAGAAAGTAGGTATACTATGATGAACGTAACAATTACAAAGGATTTCGGCACAGGCAAGGCAAACGCACAGGCAAAGGCAATGCTCACCGAGATTATCACAAAGGCACTCGTTGAGGCTTTCGGTGAGGACAACGTGGCAATGGTTCGCACAGGCGGTACATCTCAGGTCAATGAGATTGGCGTGCGCATGGGTACTCTCACGGACACAGACGGCTTTCCTTATGACTTCTGCGCAACCGTGAATCCCACTATCAAGGGATTCAAGGAGAGAGTAACAAAGCGTTACACGGTCGAGGCTTTCGATTTCGATTCTGCTCGTCAGGCTTACATTGACGATGTAACCACAAAGGCAGAGGAGAAGAAAGCAAAGGCAGAGGCAAAGGCAAAGAAGATTGCCAAGGACAAGGCAGAGCGTGAGGCAAAGCGTCTTGCCAATGCAAAGGCAAAGGAGGGCGAAAATGCGGAGTAATCCGCATCGCCCCGAATGTAAAATCTTTTAACTAAAGGCGGGCAATAGTCCGCCTTATGTTTTTATTAGAAATTTTTATCGAACAAATATTCGCTTCAGTGCTTTAAAGCGTTAAAGTGCCGCGGGCGGCCGCACTTTAACGCACTAAAACAAGAAAGTATGGACAGAATATGAATAAGTTAAATGAAAAAATTTTCAAAAAGTACTTGACAAATTCCTTAAAGTGTGGTATACTGTATATAGAAAGACAGATACAAGTCTTAAAAATCGAAAGGAAATGATGCTATGACTATTTATATTCCCGCAAGTTTTTGTGATGAAGATTATGCCCCTTCATGGACAGGAAACAATACCTACCCCACAGTTACAATCAGAGGAATTTTTGACAGCGAAGAACTTGCCATGAAAGCAATTAAAGGTTGGCGTTGTGAAGATGATTGTGATATTCTTGTAAGAGAAATTGAAGATGAAAATGCAGAATGTTTTTGTATTGATTATGAGGACGCATATTTTTCTGTATGGGTGGACAAATACGGAGAATATAAACTGAATGAAACAGTTGATGAAGAATATTCGGCAGTATGGGATGAATTTCGGCAACTCGGAGTTACAGACTACTAATTTAATATAACAATTTGCCCCTCTGTGGGGCATTCTGTTTTTTAATTCAACCTTATCGCTTTAAAGCATTAAAGTGCGGGCCGCCCGCCGCTTTAGCGAGTTAAAACGATAAAATGTTAATGAAATATGAATTGATTAAATGAAAAAATTTTTGAAAAGGTATTGACAAATCTAAGAAAATATGGTATACTGTATATAGAAAAACAAGAAAGGTGGTCAAAAGACTATGAAAGAAATTAAACTTTATGTTTCAGATGATAAAATTTTCACTTCTAAGCGTGCTTGTAAAGAACATGAACAAGGAGAACCGACACCATTACCACTCTTTAACTATTTAGGGGCAATGAATTTTAGCACGCCTCCAATTGACGTGGTTTTGCGTATCAATCATTCCAATGGAGAATATGAGGAGAAAATTTTTGAACATTGGAATTATTTGCTTGATTACATTGAAGATATTGAAGTGAAAAAGGTATTGTGGGAAAAGAAAATCATTGAACTTGATCGAATGAATATCGGAGCAGATATTGATTTTAACGAGGAACCTTTTTTTATCGTAGAATTGGAAATTTCCATTCATAATGATGATTAACAATTTGCCCTTCGGGGCATTTTGTTTTTTAATTTAATTTTAATGCTTTAAAGCGTTAAAGCGCGGGCCGGCCCGACACTTTAGTCGTTTAAAGTGAGAAAGTATGAATAAGACATGAATAAATTAAAAGAAAAAATTTTCAAAAAGTACTTGACAAATTAAAGGAAATGTGGTATAATAAGAATGTAATCAGAGAGACGAACTCAACAAACGCAGAAAGAGGTATTGCTATGAAAATTGTTATTAACGGTGACTTTGGCGGTTTTGGGTATCCCATCGAAAATAAAGAATTTCGTGATTTTGTCAATAGATTTAAAAATGATAGAGAAAATCCCGAACTCATTGCTTTCGTAGAAAATCATCCCGAAGATTGTGGCGATTTGGTTGTTGTGACTATTCCCGACAATGCAACGGATTATGCAATCAATGAAAATGACGGCTTGGAAGAACTTATTTATGTAGTAGATGGTAAAATCTATTTTGCTTATGGAAATGATGATGACGAAGATGATGAAGATGATTCGTAAATATAATGCATATATTTGCAAACATTCGCCCCGAAAGGGGCGTTTCGTTTTTTTAATTCGACTTTAATACTTTACCATGCTAAAGTCTCGGGCCGCGGCGCTTTAATATAGTAAACTATTAAAGCAAACTGTGGCGCGGCGAATTTGTGAACAAATTATGAATTGATTAAATGATAAAAATATATCTAATTTCTAAAAAAGTACTTGACAAACACTGAAAAATATGGTATACTATAAATACAGTAAGACGCAAAGCGTCAGAAAGGAATTGATGTTATGACTTTGTATGATTTTCTTACAATCCCTTTTTGGGAAAATATTCCTATTAGTCTTTATGAGGATTTGGGAAAAAAGTTTTTCCCCAGCCTTTTAATTGAGGAGAAGGACAAAGATGCACTTTTTTGGAATACCTTTACGACAAATTATTTTAATTACAGCGTAAAAAGCATTTACTTAAATGAAGAAGATTATACTACCCCGGTGCTTGAAGTTTTTATAAAAAAATAAAGAGTAAAAATTCTAAAACTTTAGCTAATTATGAATAGAATGTAAACATTTAGAAAAGGGGGTTGACAAATTTCCTAAAGTATGATATAATATATATAGAAAAGAAAAAAGGAGTGTTGCTAATGGCAGTTAAGGTAAATGGCAAAGAGGTAACAAAGGAGGAATTTCGTGATCTGATTGAACGCAGACTTATGCAGAGAAAGTACATTCGACAGCAAAGCAAGACGCCGCTCGGCAGGGAAATTCTCAAACAGAAAGGTATCAAGCCTATTGTAGACTAATTCACAGACCGTTCACAATTGTGGACGGTCGCCTCTTTAAAAAAAATACTTTAATACTTTAAAGCATTAAAGCGGGCCGCCCGCGCACTTTAGTATAGTAAAGTACTAAAAGATCGGGCCGCGGCCCGCCGGCAATTTGCACAAAAATAATCCAGATGTTGAAAGATTTTTGTGCAATACGTAGAAAAAGAAATTTCCTCTTGACAAATATTCTTTTATGTGGTATAATAAGGTATACCCAAACGAAAGGACTTGACGCCATTGGCAAAAGAAAAATTTATCGTGCTTGACTGTGAGGGCATGAGCGGAAAAATTCCATACAATATCGGTTTTATTGTTGCCGATAGATACGGAAAAATCTACAAGAAGCATTCCTTTGCACTCCCCGAAAATATTTATATCAATATTACCCAGAGTGCAAAAATAGGGCAGGCGGTTGAAATGACCGCAAAGAATGTACAGGACATTTTGAAAGATTTCAGCAAACCGAGATTGAAAAGAAAGTACAAAGCAGAATCTAATAATTATATCGTCAATTTTATTTTGAAAACAATTAAGAAATACAAAATTAAAAAAATTTATGCTTATAATGTCACCTTTGATAAAATGTGTTTGAAAAATCTTTTCGGCGATCGTTTTTCAGAACTTGAAAAACTTGTAGAATTTTGTGATATTATCCCGATGATTCTTTATGCAAAACTCTTGACAAAAAAATATGTAAATTTCTGTTTAGAAAATGGATTCACAACAGAAAAGGGATACATTCAAACTAAAGCCGAAACCGTTTACAAATACTTGACAAACAATCTTGATTTTGTCGAAGAACACACAGGGCTTGCAGATGTTTTCATTGAATATGAAATTTTGTTGATTGCTTTTAACACTCACAAAAAACTTGAAAGTAAACCTTGTCAGGCGTGGAAAATTCTGGATAATTTCTGTAAAGAAAAGGGAATTGTTTACAGGGCGGTTGCATAGATCGCCCGAAAACACTTGACAAAATTCAGAAAGTATGGTATAATAATTATAGAAATTAAGAAAGGCGGTTCCAATATGAAAAGATTTATCATTGTAGATTTTTATGATTATTCCGAGGTAATCGGCAGAACAAACAGCGAAGAAGAGGCAAATAAAATCCGAGATGAAAGATATGACGACACCGACGGCGAAGCAGATGTATATATTTTTGACATGGAAAGTATAACAGATTATCTTATTGCAAGAGATTGTGGATTCTTGAATTCTCACTAACGAAGTCGCCCGAAAGGGCGATTTTGTTAATTGATTTAACTTCAGCACTTTAATCCACTAAAGTGTCGGGCCGCGGCCCGCTAGCGATTTGCACAAAAGTTTTCAACATTTGTGGATAATGTTGTACAACTTGCATAAACTTTTTGGTGGCGAAAACCACGTAGAATAGACATTTCTCAGCGATACCAACTTGACAAATACCGCAAAGTATAGTATAATAATAAAGGTGAGGGACGAAAGAACCCACCCAATAAAAACAGGCGGCAAAACCGCAGAAAGAGGTATTTCTATGGCTAATTACACAATCACGAAGGAAAACGGCATCACCAAGATTTCCGCATCAGCAAAAACCGAAGTTTCCAACATCGTGACCGAAGCACTCACAACAGCATTCGGTGCGGAGAACGTAGCAATGGTAAGAACTGGTGGTTCTTCTCCCTCCAATGTTCTTGCCGTTCGTGTAGGCACACTCACAGACGAGGACGGCTTTTCTCATGACCTTTGCGTAACACTTGATGCAACAGTTAAGAGTTACAAGGAAAGAGTGACGAAGCGTTACACAGTCGAAGCGTTTGACTTTGACGCTTGCCGTGAAGCATACGAAGACTATCTCACAGACAAGGCAACCAAAAAGGCAGAAGCCGAAGTAAAGAAAGCAGAACGCAAGGCAAAGGGTAGCAAGTCCAAGGCAGAAAAGGACGCAGAAAAGGCAAAAAAGTCTGCGGAACTTGACGCAGTAAGCGCAAAAATTAAAGCAAAACGCAAAGCCGAAGCCGAAGCAAAAAGATACAGGGTAGAGGTAAGCGGCGAAACGATGGCAGAAAATCTCACTTTTGAACAGGCAAAAGCAAAGCGTGACGAATTCAGCAACAACGGAGAAGCAAAGATTTTTGAACAGAGATAACTTAAAGGGGCGGAAAATTCCGCCCTTTTCTTTTTGATTTAGTTAAAAATTTTAACAGAACAAATGTTCGCTTTAACACTTTAAAGCATTAAAGCGGCCGCGGCCCAAGGCGCTTTAGTACATTAAACCATTAAATCAACGGGCCGCGGCCCGCCGGCGATTTGCACAAAAATACTTGCAAAATGTTGAAAGTTTTGTACAAGATGCACAAAGTTTTATACCCTAAAAACCACGCAATATAGCCATTTCTCGTCCCGACCAACTTGACTTTTTTCTTGAAATGTGATAAAATATAAGTACAGAAGGGGAAGTCAAGAGGACAGCCCCACTGATAACACTACTGACAGCCGAGTCGTTAAAACGGAGAAAGAAGGTACTTATGGCTAACTACACTATCACCAAGGACACTGGCATCACCAAGATTTCCGCATCCGCAAAGACCGAGGTTTCCGAGGTCATCACCAAGGCACTGACTGACGCTTACGGCGTCGAGAATGTCGCCATGGTTCGTACTGGTGGCACTTCCCCCGTGAATGTGCTTGCCGTTCGTGTAGGCACTCTGACCGACATTGAGGGCTTCACGCATGATCTTTGCGTGACTCTTGACACCACGGTGAAGTCTTACAAGGAGAAGGTCACCAAGCGTTACACGGTTGAGGCTTTCGACTTCGAGGCTTGCAAGGACGCTTACGAGGACTATCTGACCGAGAAGGCAACTGCAAAGGCGGAAGCCGAAGCCAAGAAGGCGGAAAAGATTGCCAAGTCCAAGGCAAAGGCAACTTCCTAAGTGGTAAAAAGGGGCGAGAAATCGCCCTTTTTTATTTTGTCCCAAGAAGAACAAACGTTCGCTTTCATACTTTAAAGTGTTAAAGCGCGGGCCGTCTATTACTTTAGTCCTTTAAAGCGTTAAAGCATCATGATCCACTCATTCACTTTAGTGATTTAAAGCATTAAAGCAGTCGGTCCCAGTAGACTTTAGCACTTTAAACCATTAAAGCGTCGGGCCGCCCGACTTTAGTACTTTAAAGCATTAAAACAACGCGGGCCACCCAAGTTAAATCTTTTAACTAATTCACAATTTATTTACACGCAATTCACACTTTATTTACATTCTATTCATATCAGGTTCATAATTCTATGGTATAATAGTAAGGGGCGGCTCCTCGCTTTAGCGTGGTAAAGCGTTACGCTTTAAAGCACTAAAGTTAAAAATTTTAACTAATTCAAAAACTGTCCACAATCGAACATATGTTCGCGGGCCGTGGTTTGTCAAGTACCTGGGACTGTCAAGCGGGTGAGCTGCGTCCGTGAGCTGCAAAAAGTCAAGCAGGTGAGCTGCAAAAATGAGCTGGGTGAGCTGCGTTGGCGCAGCGCATAGGGTTGGTGGAGGGGCAGCCGGCGGCGCATCCCTGTGAGCTGGGACAGTAGTTATCATATTGTGTTCCAGAATAAAAATCAGCTCCCGTGAGCTGTAAAGTCTCTGTGAGCTGCAAATATAACAGCTCCCTTTTTTTTATAAAAAAAAAATAAACCCCATTTTATTATACCATAAACTATGGCGTTTGTCAATAGGGTTCTGCGGGCCGGCATCAAAAAGAGAGATCATTGTCTCTCAATTCATCCTGATTCTATTATACCGCGGCGGAACATATGTTCTTCTATGTGAGCTGTCAACTATCTTGACAAGCTAACGGGCTGGATTTGAAATTATTGGGGAGCTGCATTGTTTCTCCACCTATTAAAGAACTATTTTTAGAACAGCTCCTATATTTATATTTATATTTCCCTTCTTATTATATCACAAATTATAGCGTTTGTCAATAGAGTTGTGAGCTGCGGCGCGCCATTTTTATTAAAATATTGGAGTTTTTATTAGAAAAACTCACTTATATTATACCATAGATTATAATTTTTATCAAGATAGTTGCAATTTTAAAACTAATTTGCAGTTGAAACCCCCGTTTTGTAGGCAAAACACACATCTTTTCTACACTATTTTACTACTTTTTACCAAAAACTACCACAATTTCTAACTTTTCTGCACAATTTTACTACTTTTTCTACTATTATTATTATATTATTATATATATTATATATATAATATTATTAAAGTCAAACACTTGACATCAATGAACGAACCTGCGCAGTACAACATTTTGTTTTCTACCCCTTTCGTTTATAACGGACTGGGGTAATTTTTTTTAACATAGCACTTTAGGGCTTATTGCTTTGAGCCTCCGATACTTACGAGCAGCGCCAACCCAGCACGCAACTACCACCAACAACGCTCTACCACTACTCCAGCCAGCTTCCAAGCGGAGCCAGCTATCACCGACTTCGTACTACCAACTCTACACCACCAACTCCATTCTACTACTACTACTACTACTATCTACCTATCTACTACTTAGTACTACCTACTACTTACTACCCATTATTATTATTACCTACCTACTACCTACCTACTATTTTCTTTTCTTTCTCCCCTATCTACTGCCGCCAAAAATCTTCTCCATTCTACTACCTACTACTATTACTACCCACTCCTACCTACTACTACCTCTACCTACCTACCTATCTTCTTTCCTATCGCTTCGCTCCTTTACTACCCGCCGCCCTACTTACTATTCATAATTACTACTACCTACCTACTACTCCTAAACTTTTCTACCCCTCTACTTTTTTCATTTCTAACTAACCTACCCCTCTACTTACTACTTACTACTACCTACCCCTCTACTCAAAACTAACCTACCCCCTACAAAAATAGCACCAGAACTTTCGTTCCAGTGCCTACCCCTCTTATTAAAATATTATTATAATTATTATATTTAATTTCTTATTACATATAATATGTATATTTCTAAGAAAAATCTATAAATTTTTCAGACATCTAATATAACCCAAATCTTTAGCTTCTCAATTTCTTCTATTGTATACGGGTGCCGCCCCTCAAGAAGCTCATCAATCCACTTATTCTTTCTTTTCACATAGAGTGGCGCCATTAGTTGGTAGATTATGTTGTCGAGGGTTTTTGCTACGTTCTTAGACTTAACCTTACGAACATTACCCTCTGAGAATTCAATGTGAAGAATACCGCCGCCACAAGAATAGAGACTACCAACTTTATTATAAACGAAATTATGCCGCCATTCTGGAATTGATACCCCCATTTTTTCTAATGCTTCTTTAGTTTCTACTATCTTAAAGTCTTCCATTATATACCCCCTATAGTAGATCTGAGATATCTTTTCTTGCAAACTCCTTCAACAAATCCTCTGCAAAAGAAATTAACTTTTTAATTTCAGATTTATATATTCCTTCATTCTCGATTTTCTTTAGACCTGCCTCTGCAACTTTATCTAAAAAGTCCATATAAACACTTTCGTCTTGAATTTTGAGCACTCCCGTTAATCTCTTTAACTCTTCCTGTAATGATTCTTTTGTCTCCTTAAACGCCGCTGAAGAACTGAATTGAACTTTGTTCTTTTCCTCTTCTCTTAAATATCCTTTATTTATTAATTCTGTTTTTGCATTTCTATAGGTCTTATCTACAACTCCGAATGTTTGACAATAATCTTTTGAACTAAAAAAGAATTCATATCCATCTTTATTCTTTGCAAGATACATATATAAATTTAAAGCTGACGGCGATAATTCTTTTGCCGCCGCACAGTATTCTTCCCATCTAAGCATAATAAAAATATCACCCTCCTCTATTTTCTTGTGTATAGTATATAATTTTTGATTAGGATAACTCGACATTCTTCCCTCACCTCCTATATATAAGTAGAATTTTGGAAAAAACTTTCTAAAAAATTGAGAAAAATTTTCTTAAATTTGGAATAAATTTACCGCTTGGAAAAGTTATTCCATTAGAACGTTCTTTCCAAATCATAGGAAAAATTTTACAGGAGGAAACGGTAAAATTATTCCAAAATATAGGAATAAATTTAGTAGAGAAATAATAAATATATAAAATACAAATACAATAGAAAAGTCTTTTTATAAAGAATGCCGCCAAATCTTAAGGCGGCATCTTTTATTTATCATCATCTTCGTAAATGAAATCATCATCTATGTCATACGCGCTGAACTCTTCTTCGTTGTCTTCCCATTCTCTTTCACAATCACACATATTACTTACTCCAAGAAATTTGAGTACATTCTCCACGCGTCTTATTACGAACATAACGGACTCTGTATCCTTTTGCAATTAAGAATCTCATTACATTATGACCAACAAAACCTTCATAGAGAACCGCATATTGATCATCTTCAGTAGATTCCAATAAAGCCTCAATCTCTTCAAGAACATAGTAGTCAGAAAGATTTAATTCAAGATTCCGACCCCTTAGTTCATCAGGGGACAGGAAATTATCAAACAAAAAAGCTACTGAATGTTCTCTCGTCATTCTCTGTTCTGACTTATTTACATCACACACATCATATCCCTCCTTATTATTTATTTTCTCCAAGAAATTATTGTATAATCAGTATTGTACTGTCGATCAGCACTAATCTTATACCCTTTCTCACAAAGAAATTTCTTAACCGCCGAGGAAAGACACCCCTCATAAGTGACTGAGGTACAATCATGTGCCTCATTAAGAAGTTTCTCAATTTCATCCAAAACCAAATTATCTGCATCAGTAAGAGAATTCTCTCGTTCTCTCATCTCCATAGCAGTAGGAAAATCTCTCTCATACTGAATTATCGTTCCTTCTCTTATTTCTCGTTCTCCAAAAGGATTGATATAATAATCCGAAGGATCAATATAATAATTCGGAGTCTCATCTCCGTAAGCTCTTCTAAACATATTTCCCATAATTACTTACTCCCCTTTCTCTTCGCCGCCTTAGCCTTCAGCTCAGCTTCATAAGCTTCAGCTTCAGTAAATCTGTCATAAGCCTTAACTTCTCTGCCCTTCGCTCCTACTGAATCAAGATGAGGTTTAGTCTCTGCTTTAATAATCATATTAACCTCACAAGGAAAACCATCGGGGTCGTCAGCAAGTGCAACACAAACTGCAATCTCATTTGTTCCTACTTGAAGAACATCACCCTCCTCATCTTCAAATTTCGACTTTAGAAATTCAAAGAGAAGATTAGTCATATCAGATCTAATCTGGTTTCTCATTGCAGTAGTATTCTTACAACTTTCAATCGAAAATTTCATTATCTCTCCTCCACTTACTCTCATATACTGCTTCTTCATTTATTTCATTTATTACCTGTATAACACTTGCACCGTATTCTTTCGCCGCCTCATTAAATGACTTCATGGCGGCGACTAATTCACTTTCTGACACATCTTGAGGTAGCCACTCTTTTAATTCCGGTTCAATATACATTAATACCCCTCCAAAGAATAAATATAGACATCGACATTATAAAGTTCACTATAGTCATTAAGTAATTCCTCTACAAATGCCCAATTAGCACCACCACGATCACAGCCCATTTTATAAGGAATAGCGACTTCTCTATCGCCAGCATCATCTAAAAGGAAAAACATTCTATCCAGGGCTTTAGTAAGGTATGCATAAGAAGTATATCTTTTACCATCATACCCATAATACTCTTGTCCAAATAAATTTACAACAACACGCTCTGAATCTGTGATTATTTGCGCCAGTCCACATAAACCCTTTGGAGGGATTGATTTGCAAACTGTAAGATAATCTTTATAAACCTTAGGATACTTATCTCGAATTGCTTTTGCAACTCCACTTCCCATCTTACCTTGACAATTTACTTGGTGAGCGATAACCTTCTGGGGCGCATTCAATAAATTTCCAACTTTATAATGTAACATCCTTTCCCTCCAATACAGCATACGCTTTTGCCAATGCTTCAAGTTCTTTTGAATAAGCGGCTATTCGATTATCATTAAGACAAGAATTGTCAAGGCTTCTAACCACAGACATCATTCGTTCAATAAGTTTCTCTTTAAGTCTTTCCATCTTACCCCTCCATCAATTCATCTTCGAGAATATTTTCTATTTTTGAATAACTCCAATAAGGAATTTCTAATAAATAAATATTATTTTTATCACAATAATCTCTCTTTTTTTGATCATTTAATTGTCTTTGTTTAAAACCCGTTTCACCATCAAAAATATCAACTACTTGATAATGTTGTTCACCTTGATATTCTATTAAACATAACAGAGAATTGTTTTCAAAAACTGCAAAATCAAATCTTAGCTCTTTATTCTTTCCCTTTAGTTCCACAAAAGAGAATTGTTTTTGATAATTAAAATTATTTTCAATTAACCATCTCTCTATTCGTTCCTCCCCTTTTGAGAAAGAACAACCACAAGATTCTTTTCCTTGTCTTAAAGCATCCGTAGAAACAATAATATTTTTTCTACCACAATCACAATCACAATACCAACATGCATGACTTCGTCCATTTGGAGAAATTTTGCTTGGAGATATATCTTTCACAATTAATTTTCCAAACCTTTGCCCCTTTAAATTTTTTCTTTTATCTTTGCTATGCTTTTCTTTTGAAAGACAACCACAAGATTTAGTATGACCACTTATTAAGTGTGAACGACTAACAGATAAAATTGTTTTATTCTCACAGGAACACTGACAAATCCAATGAGTTATATTACTATCTTTATAATTAAATTCATCTTTATATAAAACAGTTAAACGTCCAAATGATTGGTTAGTTAAGTCTTGAAATCTGTTTGCAGAAAGAGCTTCAAGGTCTAACTCTGGATATTCATTAGCAATATTTTTCAAAGCACTTTTATTATAGCATTTATATCCCATTAATTCTAAAAAATTTGTTTTATTTTTCGCTTGATTATAAAAGGCAAAAATTTGTTCTTTAGAAAATTTTCTCCATTTTTCCATTTTCATCCCCTCCTTTAAATAAATGTGGGATTGAAGATATAAAATTATAATAAAATCAGATTGTTAAAGTATATATACTTTGCTTATTATAATTGAACCAACTAATCAGATGAGTTCCGATTTCCATCAACAAAACTATCTGCAATTTGGTAGATTATTATTTCTGTTTCTTTTCATTTTCTATATTTATTATACCACAATTCATGGAAAAAGTCAATATATTTTTATCTTCTCCAGATCTCCTTATCATCAATAAAACAAGTTTTAAGATTGTTCTCATACATATACTGCGCAGCATCAAAGCTTCTCGCCTTGCATAAATAAACAATCATCGCCATTACTTGGTTATCTTCGTCCATGATAATTCCATCATTTTCAAAACAGAAAGGAGCACAATCTTCATTAACAAACTCGTCTGCTTCGCCGTTTCTGTAAATCATACTACATTTATCTTCTGTCTTAATTACAACAAACCAATCGTCTTTATTTTCTTTCTCAATATTACCACATTCATCATACTTTCTAATGAAGCCAAACCAACCATTTTCAAGGGGCGGCATGGGATCGGCTTCTGCATCTGTATTATCCAATTCTTTCGTCTTTTCCTTTAGAGAAATTACTTCCTCTTTAAGTGTATCAATTTTTGAATTAAGACGGATAATCTCTTGTACAAGTAGTCTTTCATTAACATCATAACAATAATCAGTAGAATTTTCTGTATGATAATACCCAGCAATAACATCTCTATCAACAAGAAAAACTCTTCCAGTATCAATACCTTCGATTGCACAAAGCATTTTATCACAACGAAGATGTGGTGCAATCCATTTTACAGTGTAATCTTCATCATGGGCATTAATATGCTCCTTAAGTGTAGGGAGTTTAGGTTCAAATTTTTCGTCTCTTACCTTATAGAACCTAAACCATTCCAAATATACTGAATAACTATGCCCCGCATTATTGGGATTAACCTTAACAATATCCCCTACCATAATCTTATCCATATTATCTTACCTCCTTAAAATAATAGCCACTCCACTCAAAACCATCAAGAGCAGGTGTAGCCCAAGCTTTAATATCATCAACATAGAACTGAACACTATCTTCATAAGAATAATCCTCTTCAATCAGAGTATTATCAATGTTTTCTTCTTTCATATCTTCCAACCATTCCCGATGAATTTCATGAGTATAGAAATAATTTTCTACAAAAGAATGAATCCCTTCAAATTCTCCACAAAGAAGAATATGTCCACTGAGATAAACTTCATACTTCTTATCGAACATAAATAATTCTCCTCTCTATTACTGCACTTTCCAGTTCATAATTTTATATTCATCATACATATCACTTTCGCTTTCCCAATCTACTTTTGCCGCCTCAGCTTTTTCTCTTGAATCATAGATAGCAAGAAGAGTAAAATCAGGCTCGGCATAATCTCCGTCAAAGAAGGAACGCACACCGTAAAGTAAATAAACATTATTCATAATATTACCTCTTTTATTTAACTTTTTTTCTTAACTTTCTATATATATTATATCACAAAACGCAGAAAAAGTCAACCCTCTTCTAAAGGATTGACTTTCATTTTTACAGCAATTCAGTTAAATCAACAGTATCTTCCTGTCGCCGCCACGAGATATCAATGTGTCCGCAATTAACACATCTGCTAATTGTTACAGTGACATTACCATATTCCTCAACCGGTTCATAAATACACGGATCAAGTTCATTCTCGCCATCGGGCTTAATTACAAGCCCATCTGGCATCCTACATTTTCCACAGCATTCACATCTCATACTTCTTTTACCTCACGTAATTACTCAATTTCTATTCTCATTTCAATAAGTCTTCAAGTCATTAAACAAAAACCTCCTTAAAGACTCTATGTTTTGCGACTTCAAAAAGTAACTGATATCCACTTCTCTCTTCTACTTCAAAATACTTAGTCTTCTCATCATTCTTATAAATCGTGCGGCGCCGCACTGAAAATATTTCATCGTTCTGATAAACAATTTCATTAGTTTCTATATTCATTACATAAACTTTCATATTAATCCCTCCATAAAAGGAAAGGGGAGACTAAGCTCCCCAATTAATTAGCCCTCAGCAATCTCCTTACGCTTTGCCTCGTCCTTGGCGATCTTAGCCGCCTTAGCCTGAGCCTTCTCGGCAGCCTTAGCCTCCTTATCAGCCACATAGTCGTTATAAGCCTGACGAGCAGCAACGAAGTCGAATGCATCGTACTGGCGCTTAACGGTCGCAGGAGCATTAGTGTAAGGCTTAGCGGCGACATTGATAGCCACTGCGATAGGCACCTCAGCACCATTAACCTCAACAGTACCGATCACAGCACCAATCTCATTCTTCTTAGAATCGCTTGTACCAGTACGAACCATACCAACATTCTCAGCACCAAGAACCTCTGCAAGAGCAGTCATGATGGCTTCAGTAGCCCAAGCCTTCGCCTCAGCCTTGATCTTAGTAGCGGAATAATCCTTAGTCTCAACAAAATTCATCATAATCTTACCTCAAACTTTCTCCGTTTTTACGAGTTCGGCTCTCAATATATTTATTTAATAATTAACTTAACTTAATCAGAACTGTTGTTTTCTTAATCTATAGACTTAAGAAAACCCTCGTTCATTAGGGATATTCTTCGCTTTTTCTTGCGGTAGTGTTTCGTACTACACGAAACTTTTCCTGTTGAAAAGTATGAAAAGTCTGATTACCTTTCTAATCAGCCAGATATTTCTTCTTCTTTATCCTCGGAAAATACCCACCGAGTCTTACTAACGGTCATGACTCCGCTTTCATTTTAATTATTAGACAGAATAAATGTTACTTAGAGTTTCCTGCCTTGCATACCAGTTATCTTGCTGTTCGCATCTTTTCACATTTACTCTAACTGCTTTGTCTTTAGCAGGTGGCGGTCATCGAGCCAACACAGTCCGGCAATCTCTATTGCGTTAATTGCTCCGCTGCTATCTCTATACTCGGATAACTGAGAGGTTTTAATGACTTTTCCTTGTCAGCTTATTTCACACGGTTAAGCATCCTAACCCGAGCAATTTCTTAATCGCCTTGGCGGTCATTACCGCTTCCGCTTCGTCTCCTAAGCTTACCTCGTAACCTGCGATACACTATTCGTTCACGTCCTGTGCTAACGGGTTTTTAAGTCTTTTCCTTGACTTTCTATAAATATTATATCACATTCCGTGAAATTTGTCAACCACCTTAATCATCCCACTCATCACTTGGCGGCGAGCAATACTTGATTTGCTTTCTTTCGCCTTTAAAGAGAGCAATCCACCAATCATCCCTATCTTCTCCGTCTCCCTCAACGCGGAATTCAACATCAGGAAACTCATCTGCAAGCTGAGACATATCTTCTTCCCAGTCATACCACTTCAACTCGTCACAAGGTTCAAGACTCCAAGTCTCAAGTGTAATGTCTCTGAATCTACCACTTGAACCAGCAACCTCAAAACAATCTCCATAGTCCATGATTGTATTAAGACGACTAACAATCTGCTCTGCACGCTCTCTCGTCATTGGAGTCTTAATCTCAATATTGAATCTTGTGTAATATCCCATTTGGATTTCCTCTCTTTCATCTTTTCTATATTTATTATATCACATTCTGTCAAAAAAGTCAACCCTGTTCATCAAGCCACATCAACTCTTCTTCAAGAGCAGAGAGACAATCGGGACAAACATACATGTCATACTCTTCATAGTAATCCTCCTCATGAACAGGAGTTCCACATACATCACAATATGCCATTCCCATCCCTCCTTAAGAAACAGAGTAGGTAACTCTGTAGGTTTTTACGATACGTCCAACAAAGGAATCCCAGTCATATCTGGTGATGACCTCTGCATTTACTGTGGCGGCGAAGTTCTTCGCCATATCAAACTCTGCAAACTCTCTGATGAATCTTCCCATAGGAACTCCTCCTTTAAGTCGTAGCGTCTTTCTTAACCTTACATATATATTATATCACATTCTGAAAGAAAAGTCAATATCCTTGAAGTCCTTACTCATCAATAAATTCTGCTTTAGAAACCCAGCAAAACCCATCTACATAGAAGCCCTCTCTGTAAGGAGAGAAATACTCTTCCGTCAATTCTCGATAATCCTTAAGTTCCTGCTCATCATTAGGATTTTCTTTATAAAATTCTTTAAGCATTCGAAGAACTTCTTTCAAAGCAATTTCTTTTGTTGCACATACCTTACGAACACCATCGTAATCTTCAATTATCCACATATCCATTCCCCTTTCTTAGATCAAATCCAGTCTCTGCTCACAAATGGGACACATACAAAAACTCTTGTCCGCCGCCCCATCAAATTCGGGATAATCATCTAAATAAATAGGCTCGCCGCATTCTCCGCATACAATGAAATCATCTTCATCGCCATCATACATAGCAGAACACTCATACTGAGTTCCATAAATCTTAGCAATACGGGCAGCCGCATAATGCCAATCAATCTTAGCCATAGTAACCTCACTTTCATTACATAAAGATTTTCCATAATGTCGCTCCTTGCGGCGGCATTGTTTCTTATCGGAACGAAGAGAATTTAGTCTTGCATGGTTACAGTAAAAATGTCGTGCGAACTTATCTTCAAAAGTTCGTTTCTTATGTGCATTAGACTTCATTTCATTCGCTCCTTTCTTAACCTTACAATATAATTATATCACATTTTACGAAAAAAGTCAACTTAGTTCTCTTTGAACGACCAGAAGAAAAATATCAATAGTAACCACCAATAGCTATAATTGATGCACATATAGATTGTTAAACAAAGCAATGCAAAATTATAGATATATCTCATAAAACTTCCCCTTTAAATTCTATCAATCTCATAATTAAGAATGGTTTCCAATTTTCCATTTTCAATCCATACAATAGAAACAGAATAAACATCAATACCGGGATTCTCAAACATATTCGTCGCCTCAACCTGAAATTCAGTAACAGACTCTTCTTTACTAAGAATTTCCTCAATCTCTTCTTCAAGACCTACTTCTTCCCACTCGCCATTTATTTCAATTTCACGATAGATACCATGCTCCTCATACTGCTCCATAATCTTGAAAATCTTTTCCTTAACACTCATATCTTACCTCACCTTTTTTCATTGCAAAATAAAATCTTTTGCTATCATATTTACTACCAAAAATATCATCTTCACAGTCTACTTCTTCAATACGAAGATTACCCATCTTATGAGTCCATACTTCATCTTCATATCGTCCGAAGTGGAAATCTCCACCACCGGCTGCATAAACAATACCATACTCATCATCTTCAAGTTCATCGAAAGATTTAATACGACGAAGATCAGGGAACATAGCCAGCATTCTCTCGATGGCAAGTTTCATAAGAATATTATCTTCGTAAACACCATATTCAAGAGCATCCCAAATTCTGTTGCAAAGTTCTTCAGTATATCTAATACCAAGCTCTTCAAGAATATCTCCAGCGTCTTCGTTCCAAGTATCAAGAGGAAAAAGCCACTCATATGCACCAAATGCATATGCCATACAATTGTAACAACTTGTAGAGTTCTTAATATCCTCTTCTGTACGAGTGTTCTGATGATTAAAAATATCAAAATCCTCAACATCATATTCACTAATTCTTCCAAGTGCAAGTGACATAAAATCAACCTCTTTTCTTTCTTTACTATAATAATTATATCACAGTTTATGGGAAAAATCAAGATATTTAATTATAATAGCCATGTGTATTTTCATACTCTCTTATTGGAGGAGCCATAAGAATCGAACAATCATCAACGGCGCCGCCCCATAAATGTCTTGCATCGATTTTGATAATCTCTGGATCCATTGTCTCCATAAAATCCGTGGTCTGATGATTCATAATAGGAAACCAATTATTACGATTAGTTTCAATACACATCTCCCACCACTGGTCTACCATATTTCTTCGTACATAAATATTCATAAAATTTTTCTCCTTTTCTTAACCTTCTATATATATTATACCACAAAACGCAGAAAAAGTCAAGCGGGTTCTCCGCCTGACTTTTAATTTAATAACTATCAGAAAAACAAAATGCCCATTCAAAATCTTTTGGAAGTTCTTCTCCTTTACTAAGCAAATCTAAAAGAACTTGATTTACTTTATCTTCTCCATTCCAAATAGAAAGTACATAAATAAACTCATAAAGAGAAATCTTTTCATTATAAAAATCTTCTGCAAATTTAATCTTACTATACTCATCTCTTATATGATAACATTCTTGGATTTCGTCCCAAATAGTTGACAAATCTGCTCCTCTTACATTATCAATCTTGGTATATTTCTCAAGTAAATCAGCAAAATCATAAATATTTTCTCTGGTGAGAGAATACTCATAGTCGTCTCTATCAAAAGATCCAATAACTTTGAGCATCTGTCCTCTTAATCCCCAATATTTTCTAAAATAACAAACGTCATATTCTTTCCAGTGAATGCCAAGTGAAGGACATTTAATTTTAAAAGTAATACTATTATCAAGTCCCATATTATCTCTCCTTACTGAATCTCATAACGCTTATATTCAAACAAACTTGCTTCCCCTGCTGTATTATCAATCTCAGGATTTACTGCCGCCTTAGCATCTGCATATCTTTCATCATTAGGGAGACCTGTCCAGGTAACAATATCTTGCTCGCCGTCTTTATTCCGAATTGTTGCAGTATATTTACGTCTCATAGTTCCGAATTCGTCTTTGCCAATCTCTACGTAATCCACATATTCCACAGTACCAACAAGATCCATCTGCATATAACCAAAGTAAGCTGGTACAAATGCAATAAATAGGAAAATTATAGAAACGAAGCCTGCTGAAGCATCTCGGTTTTTAATTGCAGAAATTAGTCCTGAAAGAGTTAGCAATACCAGTCCGCCAGCTACGATAAACAAAAATGTACTCATTATTATTCCTCCTTAATTTTTTCTGTTCCATCAAGTGTATAAGTAATAGGATCTCTTTCTTTAAGAATGCCATAATTAACATTTGTTGTAGTAAAAGTTCTGTATTCGCCACTTTCCGTTTGAAAAAGAATTAGATAAGAATAGCTGGGAACTTGTTCAATCTCTCCATCTTTTATTGTTTGAATATAAGATGTTTGAACTTTTTCAACACTACATACTGTTCCAACTTTTTCCTTTAAAAGGATTGATACTCCAATAAAAGTAACTGTAAAAAATAGTGAGATAAACGCACAAGGAAGCGTTTCAAAATCTTTTTCTGTTATGGAATAAATAAGACACATCAAAAAAAATATTGCAAAAATAAATCCAAAAGTTAAAAATATATAGAAAAACATTACATAACCTCCCAATTCTTTATCAGTATCACATGTCGTCAGCTATAATAAACAAAAATGTACTCATTATTCCTCCTTTATTTAATCATTTATGGTAATAGATTTTGTCTCATTATACTTGTATACGATAATATCTCCTTCCTTGTAACTATCCTCAAATGTAGTATATGTTCTATATTCTCCATCATCTGCTTCAAATACAATTAAATAGCAGTATGTAGGCACAAAAACGAGTTCACCTTCTTCATTAAGAGATTGAACACAAGAGTCTTGTGTCACAAGAACTTGTAAAACTTTACCTTCTCTTTCTTTATTACCTTCTGAAAGACTCCAAAAAAGAACAGTTAATACCATACAGATGCCTGCCACATAATTAAAAGTTACATCACTTTTGCTTATACCAATTATAAGAGAAGGAACGCCTAGTATGACACAAATTGCTGCTAATACAATCCAACAAGTACTTGTCATTACATTGCCTCCAAGTCTTCTTCAGTAATATACTCGCATCCCATTTCTCTGTCAGCATCGCCCGCCGCCTTACAACAAGCCCATATTACAAGACAAAACCCGCCAAAAAGAATAACTCCACCAATAATTAAAAGAGTTTTAATCATACCTCATATCTCCTCTCATAAAGAATTATGTTATCTTTGAATTCATCATCTGCCGCCATAATCTCTTCCCATTGTTCTTTCGTTAAAAGTATGGCGGCGTGCAAATCATTTGTCCACATATCTCTATCGTATTTTCTTCCCCAATACATATCATATCGCTTATGTCGAGCAAGATAAAGTTTAACCATTAGCATCCCTCCAGACTCATATCCATCTTATTTATAAAAACTGCCTGATAAAATCTCATAAAATCTCTCCTTTACATCAAGAATTGTAAGAAAATAAAACCTGTGATTCCCAAAGCTTGGAAAAATATAGTTGCTGCGGAAACATCTTGCTTGCACTTTATGCGCCCCACATCTACGATAGAAAGCCAAATTCCAACAAATAAGCAAATAAACTTAATAATTGTTAAAGTCATTTATAACCTCTTCCTTTCTTATTTTCTATAATAATTATATCACAAATTATCCAAAAAGTCAATCCCCTTCGCCGTTCCACATACTGACACAATAAACACTACAGAAACTGTCGTTATCATTTTTTAACTTGCCGCCGCACCAGAGACAGACTTTATCGCTCTTCTTTTTGGCGGCGGACAGTAACTTAGGATGAACAATAGGACAGTTATCCTTTTCACACAAAAGAAAGTATACAAGACCAACCACAAGGACATTCTATTCCTTTATACAAAATACCTGATCTCGGCGGGATATATGCAACAAACTTCATCCAATGCTTCGGAATTTTATATCGTCCACTATTTCCATCGTCACCGCAGGTTTCGAGATGAGTTTTAAAAGCTTTAGAAAATCTTGAGATCTCACCTTCTGTAAAAGAATAGGTTTTATTAAATTTTGTTGCTCTTTCCATATCGCTCCTCCTTACCAGCTTACATCAACAAGAAAATCTCCTTCAATTCCTTCTTCCTTAAGAATCTTCAGAAGTTCTTCGAGAACACTTCTTTCTTTTTCATCCATATCATAATAAAAATTTTCTTCAATCCATTCTGCCGAGCAATATTTGCAGCAATCGTTCTGATAGTTATCACCAAACAAAGCTTGTCTTACATCTGTATTATAGTGGTAAGTAAATCCAAGTCTACGAGCAATTTCACATTCAAGTTCATATGCATCCAGTACAATCATTGTTTTCTTTTTCATATATAAATCTCTCCCTTTCTTAACTTTCTATATATATTATATCACAAAACACAAAAAAAGTCAAGAGCCATCGCCCTTGACTTTCTTAATTTTTATTTACTGCTTTGTCATTTCAACAATTTCGAGAGTAAGGTCACTTGCCTTTGCTTCTGCCTTTTCAATATAAACAAGACGCTCTGCGGCAATTCTTGAAATCTTCTCCCATACTTCACGATATCTCCACTTTACTTCATTGTAATAAGAGCGCATTGCCTTCTTGAGAGCGATGCTCTTTGCGGCTTCAATATCCATTACATCCCCTGGCTTAAGAACCGCCTTGCCACTCCAGAAATAGTCTTTACCGTCACACTCTCGGTCCGCACTAAGAGCAGAAATAAAATCTCCACAAAGATTTAAATCTGCCCAGAGATACTCAAGTCTCTTTCGAGGTGTCACAAAACATTCTACTACCTTATTATCATTATAAAACTTATACTCAACATTAAAAGTCTGCTTAAACTTCGGTACATTCAGTTCCATTTATTTATTCTCCTTTATACTTAATCATTAATTCTCGGCTGGCCTTTTGGATTAAGCCAAGAAATATCAAATTTTGTATCGTAGGTTTCCACTCGAAAACCTTTTTCTTGTAGCATTTGTACAATATCCTCTCTTGGAGGGTAATTAATGACGATTGAAAACAAACCATCTGTTGATGCATCATAAATTCGACCACGAACATGATAAAACATTGTCTTAAAATCGTCTTCCGCTGCCTTGCCTGTTGTTTTAATTTTGCTTGCAAGATGATGGGCTTCCCATGCAGAACGAAAATTTAATGCTCGTTCTTTGTAGCGAGGTGGCGTTTCACACCAAGAAATAACTTCAGTATCAGGGATATCTGTTATCCATTTACCATCAAGAAAATACCCCATAACGGGGTCAGGATAATCCTCAAGCATACAAAGGACTTCTCTGTCATTATCTGGCAGAGCGTCCATAACTGGTTTCCAATTCATCATAATCTTAACCTCCTTTCTTTGAATTTATAAGAAGATTAAAATCCGAACATAGTCTTAAGAAGCTTTTCAGCATCTTCAGCTTCCTTCTTCTCTTCGGGAGTCATCTTTGCTTCCAAGCTCTTTTCAAGCTCGATCAGCTCTACAAGAAACTTACTCAAAGCATCTTCCTTATTTCTTACGTTCTCCTTTGCACAAGTAGGAATTGGATCTTCCTTGACATTAACTCTTGTTGTCTTTGTACCAACATTTTCAAGATAAGTTACAGATGCACTCACACCAAGACCACGAAGCTTTCTACAATTCTCTCGAACCTGCTCGATAAGCTTTGCATTCTGAAGCTGAAGTACTTCAATCTCCTTCTCTCTCTTTGCCTTTTCTGCATCTTCCTTTGCCTTAGCATCTGCAAGATGATTAGAAATACAAGACTGCACCTTAGCCAAATCACCATACTTTCTACCACACTCAGGACATACATAAACCTTTGTTTCCATAATAAATTCCTCCTTTATTCTTATTATAAAATAATTATATCATAATTTATTTAAAAAGTCAAGTCCCTAAAAACTTAGACTTATCATCAAGCATTTCACGAGCATGCTTCATAGCAAGACTTGCACAAATCTTACCGAAGTTCTCGTTCGCCGCCACAATCTCAGGCTCTTCCTTACGACAATCCTCATAGATAGCCTTAGGCAAACGCTTAGAAATTTCCTTCATAGACTCGCCGCCCCAATCCTCGGGGATAATACCGTCTTCGATAAACTTCTGAATCTGCTTTTCGCAACGACGCTTTGTAACAATCTCTGCTACTGCCGCCTGCTCAGCTTCCTTTGCCGCGAGCTTTGCGGGGTCAATTACCTTAGGCTTAGAGCTATGAACCTCAGAAAACTTCTCATTTACAATCTTAACATAGTAAGGCAAGCGAGAAGACTTAGACCACAGCTTAGACTGACGCTTAATTACGATACCCTCCATACAAGGAGACTCACCATAGATATTCTCCTTAAGAAAACCAAGGGTATGTTCCCAAGATACGAAAGGACCACTATAAAGCGTCCAAACATAATGAGGGAGATAATAGTGGAGAGCATCATAAATATTAAGTGCATCTTCCTGTGGGAGATACTGCTCTGTTTCCTTATCCCACACATCAAACATATAGAACTTCTTATACATATCTTCGGGATACTTTACACTATGGGGCGTAAGCCACTCGCCAAAAATGATATAACGAGTGCCAAGAATCTTCTTAAAATGCTCTACATTGAGCGTCTGAACCCAATTCCAAAAGCCATTGAGTATGTTCTGCTCATTGAGCTTTTGGCGGCGAGAAAATGCCACAAGACAGTCGTTCTCCTCGTCATATGCGATAGATGCGTTGGAGCCATCGATCTTAACCTGAATTACAATATTCTCTCCCTCTTCAAAAGTAGAAGCATAAGACTCCTTAACTCTTTCAATATCTACATACTTCTTCATCTCACTCATTTTCTTAACTCCTTTCGCAAATCCAGTTAATGAATAGTGCAAGTGTTTCTGTCCAATAAGGACAGAAAGTATTTAGTCGCCAAGAAAATTCTTTAATCGTAGTCATCGCACCATTCATCATCGTAATATCTATCCCTCTTCCTCTTATCTCTTCGGTCTTTCTTCTTTTTCTTGTCGGGTTCTACCTTTGTATAAGGTGGAATTTCCCAAGTGTTTCGCTTCTCACTATCACGACGCTTCTTCTCTTTCTTACTCGACTTCTCATAGGGAACATAATCCTTGTACTTTCCCTGCTTATCCTTCGCCGCCATAGTTACCTCCAATCTTCATTCCAAGTTCCACTCCTGCAATATAAATTTCAAAGTCTTCACAAGTAGTAATGCCAAAGCCCGCAAGAAAATCTCTCATTTCTACATCAGACTCTATCCAAGACACCTGCACCGCCACCTTAGAAGCCCCATAACTGACATCCTGCTCGTAAACGATAAGTTGTGTGACAGCAAATTTAACAGCAGACTCCATTTCATCATAATACTGCTTCATAGCAAGATACTCCTCGTATTCTGTCATATCTTCTACCTGAGGATTATAATCAAAACTCATAGTCATTACTCCTTTCTCAACCTTACATATATAATTATATCACATTTTAATAAAAATGTCAACTCATTAGAATTTAAATGCACTCACTAAAACCAGCATAATCATGAATTGCTACCATTCCATTTGCAAGATAGCCATAATTATCACAATGCAAATCTTCAATATTGCAAAGTTCATCAAAGATATCTTCATAAGTATCAGGATATTGCAGCATAATCGCAGCCAAGAAATGATTACCCGGACTTTTATAACCATAAGGTCTTGAATCTCGAGCCGCTTGCACTTTATTCAGCAATTCTGGAGTTAAAATAGAATGTACTCTATTACTTTCTGTTTCTGCGATTGCTGGCTGGGCATAAACTTCTAAATTATTATAATTAAAAAGATATTCATTTTTTAAAAGAATTTTTCTCATATTATCAGAAGCTTCTTCATAAATTTCATCTTCCATAATAATGTGATTAGGCATTTCGGTGAAAATAGGATTATCTGTCTCATAATCAAAACAATAATTTCCATTGTAAGGAATCTTAATTACAATATTCCAGCCTTCAAACAAAAACACAGCTTTTGTACATCCAAAGAAGCCATCAAATTTAACTCCTTCAAACTCGCCACTTTCAATTTGAGAATAGTCTATAACAGTTTGATGCTCTGTAGAAGTCATTAAATCGGTTATTCCAGTATCACAATCTGAAATATAAAGACAATCGCCCATTCCTTCAAAAACCTTATCAAGGAAACGATAAAGAAACTCAATCTTTTCATTAGTAAGTGTCATAAATGTTCTCCTTTTCTTAACTTTCTATATATATTATAACATATTTTATAGAAAAAGTCAAGAGGCATAGTTATCCTATGCCTTAATACTTTTCAAGATATGTAGCTAGCTTTGCTGTAGTTAAAGAGTTAATCCATGCATCAATATCAAAAGACTTTGTTTCATAAACTTTAAACCATACCATAGGATACTTAAAGGTTTTCGCTACCGCCGCAAAATCCTTACGAGTTTCACAATCCATTTTTTCGATCAGTGCCATATTAACATTAAAATAAATATCAGAATGGAATTTATCAAGACGAAGACGAACATTATTGATAAAATCTGTATACTGAGGGCAATATACAAGAAATTCTTCCAGTTCATTTGTACGAATAAGGTCAATCGCTTTTTCAAGTGTAATAGAGCCGTTATTGGCAAGACGATGTACACGAACATAATCTTCAGATTTAACCTTGACACGATGATAGTTCTTATCAACTACGACAAAGCCTTCCTGTGTAAAGTCAAAAGTCGCCGCCATAGCAATACAATCATCAAGAGAAGAAAGCATATACTGCTTAGGCTTTTCAATACCAATATCTACCTCCACTTCCTCATAAGTAATGTTGTTACGAGTACCGATATGGACGATACGAATATCTTCATAAGGTACTACAACCTTATTGTAAGGAGAACGAAGTTCAAAGATGTAGGTATAATGAGGATCAAGTCTATCATAATCAAGACCGCACACATCTGCCGCAACATCGAATAATTCCATAAAGGTTTCATAGGGCGGCGCAGAAAGTTCTGCATCGCTTGCATCAATGGTTCCATTGGTACCTACACACCAAGCGCCATTATGGAAATAAACCTTAATAAGAGAGCCATCTACCTTTTCAAGAACACGAGCAGAAGCCCAGTCGATTTCGTCTGCGTAAGACTCTCCATAGTTACCGAACTTATTGAAAGCATAGGCCACTACATTCCAAGTATCCTTTTCAAGAATAATGCCGCGGCACTCTCTTACCAAAGGCTCCTTAAAATCGGAATCAATCTGAGAATACTTAAAGCAGACCAGATCTTCCTTTTCAGTTACCTTAATGCAATAGGGCTTCTCAGAAATAAGCTCTCTCCAGTTTTCATTTTCACGAATAAAAGTCTGCAAATTAAGCATACAAATCTCTCCTTTTAATAATTAATAATCCCACTGAATTAAAAAATATGGATTAATAATTTTACCATCCATCCATGCTTTAAGAATTTTTTCACCCAGTCTTGCAATCTTAATATAGTTTCTATATTCACATGTTTCATCTTTACAGTTTTTACAGTTTAATGAACATTTGCCCTCATCCCTTGCGTCTTCTAAAACAAGATTTGCTTCATCAAGAGTTATATCCTCAAAAGAATCTAAATCTACAAGGTCAAAAGTTTGTCCATTTTCATGAAACAGAATTCTAATATCCTCAATATCAACATCAAAAATACGAGCAATTTCGCTTGCTTCGTAGCAATGATAATGTTTCATATAAGTTTCTCCTTTTCTTAATTTCTATAAATATTATATCACATTCCATGAAAAATGTCAACTACCTTCTACTTCAGCTCTCAACTTTTCTTCACTAAAAGACAGAATATCACTCATGAATTCATAGGTATCATCGCCGCCTTCTAGGCAACCAATGATTTCATCTTCCTTTGTTTCAATTTCTCCTTCAATTAAATAATCCATGTAGTTAAATGCTTCAATAATATCTCTCATTTTCTTTATTCCAACAATAGGAATTTCAACATCTTCATAACAATCGTCAAGGATTTCATTGATATAATCTTCATTAATTACATCGACAAGATAATCATAAACAGAATCATAAATATGATATCCAATCTCTGCGTTATAACAATAAAGTACTCCCATTTTTATTCCTCCCATTTAAGAATACATAAAGTTGCTCTCATATTCTTCTCATAATGAAGAAAATCTATATTCTCTTCAAAATGAACATAACCTCCATCAAATAATGCTTCGGCAATTCCAAAAATAATATCCCTTCTTATTTTACAAGCCTCTTCTGAGACTCTAAATTCATCCATATCATATACAGATTCATTTGGTATGATAAAATCATATTTAAAGATTTCTTTTCGAGGATAGCGATCAACATAGCGGACTGCGGCAGGGTGCGCCATATCGTACTCTGCTTTAAAATTTTTTATATCAATGTCATATTCCTCTTGTGTCTTGCCGCCAAATTTATGTATGATCCAGACTTTAAATTTATTCCATATTTTCATTTTCTACTACCTCAATCTTACAATCATTAGGAAGCCACAAGTCTGCGGCAATTTCAGTTACTGCCTGATTATAAATATCATTCTTTTCATATTCATCAGGAACTTCAAGTTCCATAAGGTATGTCAGTGTAACTCTATATGTTTTCATTTAAACCTCCTTAGTGCGCTGCCCTGTCGGCTCTATTCAAAACCTCGAGCATTGACCAAAATCCTACTCCATAAATATCTCTTCTCTTCTGGATTGCCGCTTCACCAGTATAGAATACCATATGATTTGCAATCAAGTTTGCAATAACAATTGTATCATACTCCGGCTCCATCCCCGCCTCATATGCCATATAGTCATATGCAGAAACATTCTCATGATTATAGTAATGAGCAATATCTGTAGGTTCGCCCTTCATATTATGAAATACCTTACACTTATACTTAGACATATCATGATAGCGTGCTGCCTTGGCAATGAGATGAGTCGTTACTGAATCCCAATATTCATTCTCACAAATAATTCCTGCGGCTTCCTCTGCGGCAAGACAATGCTTTCCACAGCTAAGAGAATGATGGGGATTATCGTGTTCACACTTGATATTCTCTGCAAGCACGTCTTCAATAGAAAGGGCCGGGTTCTCATAATGAATTACTTCAATAAAATCAAATCCCTCTGCCCAGTGCGGCGGCTCAAAAGAGCGATACATTCTATCCATTGCATACTGAGGAACAGTTCTTTCACGAGAATTATTACGCTCACAACAAACCTCAAAAGGGATTGCAAATACAGTAGCTCTCTTCTCGCAGTTATTGAACTGCTTAAGAAAAGCAATTCTACGCTTACGAGAAAGATTAGTTGCGTCAATAATACAATGCTTATTATTCTTAATCGCAGCGCAAGTTCTTTTGAAAACTTCGTTAAAGACCTCCTGATTATGAGACTGATCCTCTTCAGAACCATAAAGCTCCTTGCGAATTGCATCGGAAGATACAACTACAATATTGGGATTCTGCTTCATAAGATTTTTTGCATATGTTGATTTACCGCAACCAGGCTAAGGAAGCCCGATTAACATTTCGATAATCGCAGCCACTTATACATCACTCCTTTTTTTCTCATTTACTATAATAATTATACCATAAAATATAGAAAAAGTCAACTCCCTTTTGAGAGTTGACTTTTAATTTTACTTATCTGTTTCAATATCCATAGCACTTACATCAATCTTAATCTCATTCGTCGGCACAAACTGTGTCCAATCACAGTCTACCCCAAAGTAAGGATCAATAGAATTATTTGGAGTAACAACATAATCTCCTGCTTTACAACCACACTTACACTCATGCTTCTGCTCAAAAGGGTTGTTGCCACTGAGCATCATCATCATAAGCATATCATTTGTATTACTCTTATCTCCCATAAGCATATACATCATCATAGGATTACTAAAATCAATCTTCCCGCCGCCAAAGGCAAGCATCATCATAAGCATATCATCAGAATTCTTAGTATCGCCGCCACTCATAAGCATAAAAGGAAGCATATTACCAAAAGGATTATCAGCAGTTGCAGTAGCACCAAGGTTCTCAAAAGGATTCATTACCTTTGTGTAGAAGCTAAAACCAAAGATAGAAGTCTCAGGAATTACGCTTACAATTTCTCTGGTATAAGGTCTTGCAACCTTAATTTCAGTGGGCGTTACAGAGTTCACGATTACCCAAAGATCATTATGTCTAATTACATCACCAATCTTAATCTGCTCCTTGCTAACAGGCATTGCAAAAACTGGAATATCCATTACCATATTGCCAACATTGGTAAAAGTAAGATCAGGATTATAACATACATAGTCATGATCATTTGTCTCAATAGCGATTCCTTTCATTGAATACTTGATTTCATCGGTCTTAATTTTACCAAACTTCATATTCTTAAACATATTGCCAAACATATTTGTATTCATATTATTTCCTCCTGAATTAATTGTATTTATTTTATTTTCATCACAACTATAAGCATAGCCAGTATCATCAATCTTATCATATGAGATAATTCCCTTTGATACATCAATCGCATCAATCGCATCTCCAGTAGGGGTAAAGCCTATTATTTCTTCGCCAAAAGTAAAACCCTTTCCTTTACCAGCTTCACCAAGAGTAAAACCAGCACTCTTTGTTCCAATTGTTTTTATCATATTGTCTTCGATTTTATTTAAAACCCATGGATTAATATATTTTTTATTTGTTGAAACTTTTTCTCCAGCAATCTTAATCCTCTCAATAGTCTTAAGTGACTTGCTTTCCAGAAGTTCTGCATCTGCTTTATTCTCTACGCCAACAATTCTGTCGCATCGCAACCTTGTGCCGTTATATTCTGGTATATTTTTGTCCATATTCCATACTTTGAAGATAGTTCCTTCTTTAATTATACAATCTTCAGGACTCGCCGCAACATAATAAGCATATTCTTTTGTGTGCTCATTAAACTCTCCCTTTGCAGTTTCAAATCTACAATAAATTATCGTTCCATTCAATTCCTTTTCTCCTTTCTCTTACTCTGGTATGTTGTCATTACAAGCATCAGAACGAGTCCACTTCCAAAATGTTTCGCCTTTTGCAACAAATGCACCATCCTGATAGGGCCGCCCTGTCGCGAGATCAATGTAAACTGTTTGTACAATATCTTCGGGAGAAATCCCTTTGCTATTACCAACAGGAATAATGAAAGAGCGCTCAGCAATGCACGATTCAATTCTTGTTAATGTATTAACCATTCTCTCCTTTCGTCACCTCATTCATCTTACTAATAATCGCCGCCTCAACTTTTCTCCAAGTATCATTGAGCAATGTTACAACTGCAACACAATCTTTTCTATCCTTATAAATCGCATAAGAATAGCCTTGCTTCCCCTTAAGTATTGCATTGTGATTATCTCTCACATATCGAAGATAGTCAGGATAACTAAATCCCAAAATTCTCGCCGCTACAATGTTAAAACTTCCAGACTGACATCCCATCAGAGAGAACATTTCATCTGTAAGTCTCACCATATATTCGCCTTCATTACAAGCTTCACTAACCATAAATGCTCTCATATAAAAATTCCTTTCTGGAGTTTCTCCATGTCTTCCTTTTCATCGTCCATAATATGAGTAAGGAAATATCCCAAGTGCGCCGCCCCGTCAAATGACGCAATCTTATCCATAGAAATTATGCTGGGGCGGCCGCTAAACGCTTCAACAACTCTATCTGCTTTACAGATATAATTTGGGACGATATACTTACTTACGGTTGAAGCAGAAATTCCAAGAGCTTTGGCAACATGAGATTTAACCTTAAGCTCACAGTAAAGCTCATTAATCTGCTCAATCACTTCGTCTGTAATCTTTACTCTCGCCATTACTCAAGCTCCTCTCTAATCCATACTGCCTTGCCATTCTTTGCGATATAAAAGATATCATTCTCCATTATTTCGGGATAACGATCAACAAGTTTTACACGAAAACTATCACTATCTCCAAAACTTGCAAGAAACTTTTTCTTTGTTTCCTTTTTTGTTTGGCACTTCTCTTCTCCGAATTCGTTTACAATAAACATAATGAAGTCGAACTTTTTTGCGAGCGTTTGCTCTGCCAATACTTTACTTACATTACTCATTTCTTCCTACCTCTTTCTCACTTTTCTATAATTATTATATCATAGATTGGAGAAAAAGTCAAGTATTAGCGTAGTTCTAAAATATCATCATAAATAATACGACTGTCTCCGACCCATTTATCAACGTGATAATGTCCACAATAATGTTCGCTATACCGTGCCGTCTCAAGAGCCTTGTCCAACATTTTATCACTTACGGTGGGCGCAAAACCTAATTGTCTACAAACCTCACTGCCACCAGTGTGAGAAATAATGTAATCAATATAAAAATCATGTTGTTCAAGATTGTAAAGTGCATGGGAAATATCTATTGAAGTAATCTGTTCCTGCGGCCACCAGGACTTACCCTCAGTTCTCCACTCCTTATCATGGCTATCCGCACCATTAATAAAAAGCATTTTCTTTCCATTAATTGTATAAATTTCTCCACCAATAGCATAAAAAACAGATGGCTGAATTTCACGAGCCTTGCCGCCAAAAATTTCTACAATGGGATAATCGTTAATAAGATTATAACCCTCATGATTTCCAAGGCAACAAAAAGTAGTAAAATTTCTTTCATCAAGCCATTCCTGCCAATATTTATCTTCTTTAGAACCATCCCACACCAATCCCGCATCGCCACAAACAATCATAACATCAGACTTATCCAATTCTTTTTGAATCGGAAAACGACGAACTGCAAGTTTACAGATGTCAATTGATTGATGAAGATCTCCTGTAATAAATGTTCTATTCATATTGCCTCCAATTACTTCTTAAAATCCTCATATTTTTTCTTAGTTTGCCCATCTACGAAGTAGGTATTGTAATCCGCTTGTTCGATATAATACCATTGTTTATATAAGTGTCCCATTTTTAAGGCGTCATGTAAATGATATGAAATATTGTAATTTTCATCTACTCTTTGTCTAAAAGACAATTGATCAATTGTTTTACTATTGTTAACAACATTACGAATAGTCAGTAAATAATCAATAGTCATTCTGTCTTCTATAACAAAAACCACTCTTTTAAGAATGTCTCTACAATCCGTCTGTTCCGCTTCAAAAACATCATCAATTGTATTGCAGTGAAAAACAATTCTATTAAATAATTCAAGAGGAAGTTTATTTTCAATTTCTTTGATGTAAGAAGTGTGAAGCTCGATTTTTATATCATTTTCTCTGCAAATCGAAAACAATCTATCATAAAAATCTTTGTGTTTATCAAATTCAAACATCGGATCGCCGCCACCTGAAATTGAAATGTAATCATATCCTCCTGATTTATAAGTTTCTAATAGAGTATCAAGAGATTTCACTGTTGTTTTTGGAATGTTGATACCATTCTTTTTTACAATACAATAAGGGCACTTATAATGACACCCAAAATTTGTAATAATTGATAAACATTTTAATTCCATTATTCTTTTCCTTTCTTAAAAATATTTAATAACAACTTCTCGAATTTCGAGGTACTACAAATTTCTTAATTATTGCATTTGGAAATAATTCTTGTAATCTCTTCCTTGCTTGTCCTTTTGTAAGAAATTCATTTTTCTCTGTCAAGTAGAAATTAAATCGTTCTGTATGGTCTTTATAATATGCATGACACATATACAATCCTTTGTGTCGAAAGAACGCAATCAATTCAATTTCTGTTCTTAAGACGGGACATTCTTCTAATTTAGAATAAATCATATTTACAACCTCTTTTCTCTCATTTTCTATAATAATTAGACTTCAAATTGGAAGGAAAAAAATCAAATATTAAAGAAAATAATGCCATTTATTTATTTATTTTCAATCCCATTGCACTTTATTTAAAAACTCTCGGTTAGGTCTAATTTGTTCTAAAATCTTATTATATGTTTCTCCGCTATAACTGGAGGATAAAAAAGTTGTGTTTGATATATCCTTAAATTTAGTGTATCTAAAAGGATGTCTTAAGAGATATTTTAAGATAACCATATAATCCTCTTCTTTTGATTTTACGACCTTAGAAGGCCATTGTCTCCAACAAGTATATTCTTTACACAAAAAATCATTAATGGTAGGGATTAGCAACTTAACCCCTCCTACACCAACCTTAAACAATTCTGTTCCATCTGATTCTTCTGTAATTTTAATGTGAAGAATTAAATGTTCAACATAATCACAATACAATAAATTTTTTGGCATTTGTAGTTCAAATGGCATCATTTTAGCAATCCTAGGATCACTTAATCGAATAATTTGGTCTTCCCAAATGTGGTGTATACATAATCCTTCCTTGGTTCTTGAATTTTCTTTTGGTTTTGATTTACAATTAGAATTTGTAAAATATGGTCGATCAGGTTGGCCATATTTTTTTATTAAAAAATCACAATAAGATTCATAATTCATTTTATTAAGTATTTCTAAAGTATTCACTATAATTTATCTCCTTTTCTCATTTTCTATAATAATTATACCACACTCTAAAAAGAAAGTCAATATCCTTGTGGCCGCCGAATCAAAATTTCTCTCTATCCATTGTCTCAAATCTTGGGGCGGCGACAGAGTATAAAAAGAGGGTAGTAGAAAAACTACTACCCACAAGACCTTCTGCTCTATGAGACTTTAGGTATCTTTACAAGCGATCCGCCGTCTTAGTATCTCGCTCCAAGAAAACGCTATAGTTCTCGTTCTATAGAACGCCAATAATAAGTATTGGTACTCCATTATCCGAAGATAAAGTCCTAATATCTCGCTTAGGCTACGCGCTCCCACTGACAAATAGTCATGAAATAATGTATTTTCTCTGTTATCATCTATAAGATTGCTGATTAAAGGTCTTTTTTATGAAGAACATTTAACGGCGATGAGAACGGATAAAAACACCGCCGCAATGTTTTTATACAAACTCGTACTGGCTAAGAATCTTAACCATTGCTTCGTAAGCACTCATTGAAATTAATTCAGTAAGATTACCAAAAGTACTAGCAGAACAACCGCTTACAAAAGCAACATAAGGATTATTAGAACGGGCAAGATATGTGTTCTGTCTACTCTCTGCATTCCAAAGAATCATCTTTGGACATTCAAGCCCAGCATTTCTGAACTTATTCACCCATTTTGTAATGATATCATCACAAGCATTGGCTCTCATAAATCTATCAATCTCCATATCAGAAACAATAACAAGCGCGTCAGGTGCATCATTTTCTCTTACTGCCATTTCATAAATAGCTTCAAACATTTTATCCATTTCAGTATTATACCCAACGTTTCTCATAACTTTTCTAATATTAGTTTCAAGACTCTCATTTTCATCAATCTTGTAAAAATAAGGCTTATCTGTAAAAGTAAGATAATATCCGTGATAGGACCCTTGATTAAAAGTTGCTGCATACATTGCAAGACCCACTGACGCCGCCATAGGCATTCCGGTCATAGAAGCAGAAACATCTGCTGCAACTACAATCTTAGCATCTTCCTTGAACCAATTCTTTTGTGCCTTCCATTGAGCTTCAAGGATAGCCTTATCGGCATTGCCACCGTACATGAACTGGTAGGTGATGTCATAAGGATAAAGAGTCTGAGCATTTACCTTTGCTTCACCAGTAGTCAGCTCGTGCTTATACTGAGTAAAAGCATTAGGACAATGCTTGCCAAAAGCAGTAGAATATCTCTTCATTGCGACAGAAGGTACTGCCTCGAAGTTGATAGCCTCCCACTCATTAGTAGACATCTTAACCTCAACTACATTAGAATACTTACGAAGGGCCGCAAGGGTCTTACGATAAGTTCTCTCAGAGATACCTGCAACAGTACAGAACTTTCTTGCAAGTCTCTTAGATTCAGCAGAAGAAGTGTTAATAGACTTCATCCACTTTGCGGCGAGACTAATAGGCTTACCAACCTTCATTGCTGCCGCATCCTTAAGAAGAGTATCCTTCATAAACTGCCACATAGCAGTCTCTGCAGGGGTTCCCTCAAGGGCATAAAGGTCATCGAAACGACCATTCATTACAAAGGTCTGGAAATTTCTCTCCACCTTTGCACGATCAATATAAGCAAGAGCCTTAAGAAGAATCTTACCGATTCTACGCTCACCAAGACCTACTCCACGCACATCACGAGCATAGAGGACAATCTTGTCAGCAAGCTCCTTGTCTTCCTTACGAGCCGCATGATACATCTGAACAATATCAGCTTCATCACGCTTTCTCATACCGCCAACTACGGCAAAAAGAGATAAAACATCACTATCAAGTTTAGAATAAGCTACCGCGCCATTTTCCGTAGTCTTCATGGTTGTCATTGCATTAAATCCATCTACAAAACTCATATTATTACTCTCCTTTTTGATATATTAAACTCAATAAATAATCTGCACTTATTTCTTCATAGTCTTCACATGAAATTTCAATAAGAGGAATATTATTCTTTAGGCAATATTCCCTCTTCTTTTTATCATTCTCTTTTTGCTCATCAACTGTAAGAGAGCCTTGCCAAGCAATCATATCTTGAAAATGTTGTATACCTTGAAATTCGATCAAACAAATTAAAGATTGAAAGGAATCAAAAATAGCAAAATCAAATTTTAATTTATTTCTCTTTCCTTTTAAATCATTAAAAGTATATCCTTTTATATGAGGAATTTTATTATCATTAAGAATTTTAGAAATTTTTTCTTCTCCCTTTGATTTCAAGCACCCACAAGAACGAGTTGCTCCACTTTTTAAAGAGCCTCTTCCAACAGAAATTTTTTCTCCACAATCACAAACACACCACCAAAATGCTTGTTTACTCGCGTCTGTTTTTTCAAAGTCTCTATTGATTACAGTTAGTTTACCAAACTTCTTTCCAGTTAAATCATCCATATTTTTAATGCCCGCCACACGATAAGAATTACAACCGCAAGATTTTGTTTTACCTTCTATTAAAGCATCTCTTCTTACTGTTGTTATTTTTCCGCATTCACACCGACAATCCCAATATGAGTGATTAGAACCTCCAAATTCATTATTTTTTGATAGAACAGTTAATTTACCAAAAACCTTTCCTGTTAAATCTTCATGCCTTAAAAAAATTAACCAAGGATAGACACTTTGTATTTCTTTAATAAAACGAGTGTCTGTACCTTTGTACCCTAATAATTTAGCAAAAGTTTGTTTATTTGCGCTTTGATTATAAATTTCTCTCAATTCTTCCTCTGAAAAAGCTTCCCACTTTCTCATAATAAACACCTCATAATATTTATTTCCTCATATAAAATAAAAAGACAAAGAGAAGGCTATGAGGAACCTCATCATAAGTTAATTACTCTTATTTACTCTTTGTCTTATTAATTATTAAATTATTAACAAGACGATTGAAGGAATTGAACCTTCTCTAAAAATTTTACAAAAGAATTTTTATTTAACCATTTAAAGTTTGCTGAAACCGTCTTTTGAGAAAGTTTAGTAAGAACAACACTACCTCGTGAAAGTATTTCTCTTTAGTGTCATTTTAGAAATTATTAGCCGACGAGGCCACACTCGCATTATACTCCCTTTTGACAGAAGTAGGTTTTTATTAAACTACAGCGAATAATTTCCTTGGACTTTCAACCAATTGCACCCACTGCTGTTTGGGCGGCACGAACTACAGCAGCACAAGTCCGTGACTAACTAATTAGGAATATTTAACTTTTAAGGGTAAGGCACTTCCAAGGTTTTACCCACTGCCGACCTATAAGACTTAGCGTGGTCCGCATTAATAAGAGGCGTGCTAAGTTCATTTAATTTTTACAAGACAGTATTATAAACTATGTCAGGAGGACAAACCTGATTAAAAATATTTTCACTATATCATTTTAAAAATTATAATAAAGTGGCTGGTACTGTCTTTAATTTGGTTTTTGCTATGGAGAAAACCAATAAACTCTATGGTGGGCAGAGATGGAGTCGAACCACCCGAGCACAAAGGCATGTGATTTACAGTCACACCCGCTACCACTTACGGTTTATCTACCCATATTTGATTGTTTGGAGAACCACTCCTACTTTCGCTTGCCAACAATCACAGCAACAATCGTCTGGACTATACGGCGCCAGTTACCGCCCGTTCCTACAAGGTTGTTTTCCTATTGACTGGTTAGGTCTGGGCGTGAGGCTATCTCCCATAAATGGAGCAGCATAGGGGACTCGAACCCCCAACATCTGCTTGGAAGGCAGAGATGTTACCGTTACACCAATGCTGCATATTGGCGGGATAGATAGGATTCGAACCTATAGCCTTGAAGTTAACAGCTTCCTGCTCTAACCGTTAGAGCTACTATCCCAAATATCAAGACGAATTTAACTTATCAGATCCCAAATCAGATGTTTAAGATTGCTGTTTTCGTCTTTCATTAATATAATTAAATCACATTCCGTAAGAAAAGTCAAGTATTTGAATTATCAACCCTATCGAAATTTCGCAGAATACGTTCCCACTTACGGATAAGTCTTGCGTTTTCCACAGGCTTGGTCTTCAACTTCTCAATTCTCAAAACAATATCTTCTCGTCTCTTCATCTTAATTTCTCCTTTCGAACTTTACTATAACTATTATAGCATATTTTGAAAATTTTGTCAACCTACTCGCCGCCGAACTTTCTTTGTAAAAAATTTTAGAAAAAGTAAATAACTTCCTCTAATAATTTCGGCGGCGGGCGATTGTTTATGGCGGCTGGGGTGGGATTCGAACCCACGGGGCTGTTACACCACAGAAGATTTCAGGTCTACGCCCTTATGACCACTTGGGCACCCAGCCATTTGGTACCCTCATCCAGAATTGAACTGGAATATGAGACTTAGAAGGTCCCTATACTATCCTTTGTATTATGAGGGCATTTAATTGGAGGCTCTACCCTGATTCGAACAGGGGACTTCTGATTTGCAGTCAGACGCCTTAACCCACTTGGCTATAGAGCCAATTAACAAGACCTTTTCTTAAGAGGGTCGTTGCTCTACCACTTGAGCTACTCTGGATCATATCCAGAGGAAGGATTCGAACCTCCAACACACGGCTTAACAAGCAATTCTTTTAGAAAAAGTTTTTCGCTGTAAAGGTCTTAGAATGGTCTTCCATCTCAGATTCGAACTGAGACTGAATACGGTTTGAGCATATTGCCTCTACCAATTGGGCTAATGGAAGATTGGTGCGATTGATGGGATTCGAACCCACACTAAATGGATTTTAATGGTACAGGATATTGGTACTGCCCCAATCAAAGTCTTTTAATCCTGTGTCCATTGCCTCTGCCTGTTGGGCTACAATCGCATTTCTTAATCACTATAAATATTATATCATATTTCAGAAGAAAAGTCAAGTGGGTTACATTTAACTAACAATCCCAAATCCTTTTCTGCAAAATTTAATATATCCATAATCGCAGAAAGTCCTCCGCTATACAAAGGATATGCTTCATTACTACATTCTGATAAAATTTGAATATAATTATCCTCAAGTCTTTCTATGTAAGAAAGAAGAATATCAAGTGCTTCTGTATCACTCATTTTCATAACCTCTTTTCTTAATCACTATAAATATTATATCATATTTCGGAAGTTTTGTCAACATACTGGTGGCGGCGATAGGATTCGAACCTATGGTCTACTGCGTATGAAGCAGTCGCATTTGACCAACTATGCTACGCCGCCATAAACAAGACCCATTAAATACGTCGCTCTATCCAATTGAGCTATCTCCCCATATTGGTGGAGAGAAGAGGGCTCGAACCTCTAACCTACGGCTCCCAAAGCATATAAGAAAGTTTGCAGTATAGGTCTTAATGGTACGGGATAGGGGACTCGAACCCCTAAAACCTTGCTTCTAAGGCAAGTATGTATACCTAAATTCCATCAATCCCGCATCTTTCGCCGCCAAATGACGACAAAATAGAAACCCTTGCTTGTACATCAGTTCCCCGTATTATATCCACATTTGCATCGCAATTTATGCCCACACAGGAGGGTCGCATGGAGAAGGGGCACGCCCCGGGACGGGCAGCATTATTTAATTAAGCGGTAATTGCTTATATGGTATACCCAATTCCACTTCTGCGAACTGGAGAATATCCTGTATAGCCATTAAATGATAAGCACATACGTATTTATCAAATCCATCTTTTGCTCTTTGCCGCCAGTATCTTTCAGCATCAAGAGTATATTCAAAAAATGCATCAAGCTTCTCTTTATCTGTCATATAATTCTCCTTTATTTGCTAATCTTATTTGCAATTCCTGAGGCGGCGTAACTATCAGGTTTAATTACCGCTTCGTAACCACAAGAATGAACCCAAGACACAATCTCTTTAATTAGAGTTGAAGTCTTTCCATAATGACCAATGTCACAATGGATTTTAAAATGAAGATTTAACTCTTCAATATCAATTTCCTTTTCAAGAAGAATAAATCCAACTTCATCAAGTAATCCTTGAGCATTCTCAAGACTTCTTGAAGTCTCTTCAAATATCTTTTCTTTAAGAGATTTAATCTTTCGAATAAAATCCGTCCGATAGAAGAAGATGCCGCCATGTCCAACACAGTGGATTGCGATAACTTCTACCATTTTTGTTTTACTATGGTTTTGGCTATCTGTACCAACAGTGATTTCATACTCTTGATTTGTATCTTTGCTAATATAGTCTGCAATTAACTTCATCATTTCACTATAAGTAACAGGCTCGCCATTACCTCGATGAAATATTTTAGTATTCACAGCTACCTCTCCTTTCTATTTAGTATGCTGTTTTTTCTGTCTTTAATGCCCTCTTCGGAAAACAGCAAAACGTCATGCACCCCTTTATTTATACTTAGTCGGCCGTCTAAGTTAATGGTGCGGATATCGGGATTTGAACCCGAACGATTGCTCACTGCCCCCTCAAGACAGCGTGTCTACCAATTCCACCATATCCGCATTTCTTAACTTTCCATAATAATTATAGATAGTATGGGTGGAAGGACGAGATTCGAACTCGCAGCTTCATGGGCCACAACCATGCGCTTTACCAATTAAGCTACCTAC